AAAGCAATATTATCGTCTGTGCATTGTATATATTCTTTAAGTCTTGATTTTATATGGGTATATGCTTCTTGATTAGTCATTATCTTTTACCTCATCCTCATTATACGGATAACTATTCTGCTTCTCGCATATATGCTTTGCCTCACATATTGGTTCATAACTTTCACCGCATTGTTTACACCTAACAGCCGTAAAACAATGCCACATTGGATAATCGGGATTATTGCGATACACTACCACTTTATTACCATCTTTGATTTTATAGTATCTTCTTCGTTTAAGACTCATTTGTTACCTTGCTTTCAAGATAATTTGAATATGTATGTTGCTTTTCCCGACATAGCTTCCTTGTCTGCTTCGCAAAAACTTTTACACATTGTTCTTGCTTCTGCTATTGTATGGACAAACCCCATATATTGTAATTCCAAATAATCTTTTGATAAATCCTGCCGATATATGTCATATCGTTCAGGAATTATTATATCTTCTCGGTTAGTCATCCTTTGTTACCTCATTCATACTTTTTAATAATCTTTGCAAGCACGCTGCTGCTCTACTTTGGTAATAATCGCAACAAGATAGCGGATTCACAAAAGTCGAAAATCTTGTACACCGAGTTTCGCCTAAATCATTTGTTCGTTTTTCATCATTATGTTCACAAAACATACAAAGTTTGACATCCATTCTATGATACCTCTGCTACTCTCGTTTTCCAAACAGTGCATCACACCACGCACTCAGCAACTCGTCATCGCTTGGAGCAAATTTCCAAGGTGACTCAAGGCATTCTACTCGCTTTTCGAGTTCATTTATTTGTTTTTGCAGACTGTCTATGTATTCTAACATTTCTGCAATTCTTGCCTCCATATCAATCACTATTCTCACCTTCACCCAGATTATTTAATGTTTTTTCACAAGCATTTTGAAATTGCTCGGACTCTTTAATACTGGCATCAGCCAGTTGTTCGGATACATTAGCCCTCATAAAGTCATCTACAATTCCTTGCAACCTTTTCTTATCCTCAGTAGAAAGTTTATTCTGCTTTCGTTTGCCATAATACCAACACTTCATCACTTATCCCCCAAATTAAACTTATCTAAATCAATTACATCTGAATCTGCAAAGCGATATGATAATTGGGAGCCATCAAATATAACAGTAACCTTGTTATCTCGTTGGTAAATGTCACTGCCATTAACAAGTTGAACGCCATCAAACCGTTTCTTACAGTTGGGGCAGACTACTGGTGTGTAGCATCTTTGAATACCGCCAGGCATATCATTAACTGCTGGCATCTGCACCTTATCAATTCCAACATAGGTACCATATAATGGTTCACCACAAGATGAGCAGTGCGGTACAAATATCACATAGTTTTCACTTGCCATCATTTATAAACCTCTCTTTCAATCGCTGAAATATGTTTTTATGTATATACTTCTTCTTAACTTCCTCAATCATTTCCAAAATGGAAATAGTATCATAAAACCTACCCGAAGTAGTATCATAGAACACACCAACTATACCGCCAGAATTAAATTTATCATACAGTATAGCAAATTCAATCCCATACTCATCAATACATCGTTGGCGTAAATTGCTTTTTCTGCTCATTATCATACCTCATCAATCAAAATCTAAGAAGTAGTCTTGCTCAGATTTTTCATAGTCATCCCAATACTTATCAGGATTTTCATTATACTTTTCACGGTCTTCAAAATCTCTGTCAGCTAAATCACCGCCAACATCAAACCAGTCTTCTGTTGCCATAAACTTAATCCCCCTTAATTTTTTTTCACAATATTTACAATCAAGACTATGTTAATTGATAACGATATACTTGAAAGTATAATACTTATTATACTTAAGATTTCTTTAGTCATCATTTTACCACCCCATAAAAAATAAAGCATATTTCTCATCGTCAAAAGCCTTATACTGGGCAACGAGATTAAAGAAAGCATATTCGTAACGCCAAGATGTTGTCACGTTCACTGAATCCAAGTCAATATCAGCGGGTCCATATTTGCCGACCCAAATGGAATTAAGTTTGTCTTCAATACCAGCTATCAATCTTTGTTCACGTGGAAAATGGGCAACCCAAGGGTTATTCGAGTTGTCTTCAAGGGCATCTTCAAGGCTTCTTTTGACATTATTTTTATATGCTTCAATAGTCTTGAGGATAAAATCCCTATCCACAAGGCGAGCGTTATAATCTACAAACTTCTCATTCATCTCATCAGAATAAAACAGTTTGTCATACTCTTCTGAAGCGTCAAGAATTTCGTTGCAAGCCTCCCCAAAGTCATAGACTTCGTGATGTGCAGTATGAAATAGTCCTACCCACACTTCACCATCGTCTTCATCATACTGGTAATTATACTTTTCGCAAAATGCAATCAGTTCGTCATCATTCTTTACATTTCGCAATTCTTCAAGACGGTCTTTCTCGATTGCGTATAAATGATAAAAATATCCCATTTAGTTTTCTCCTACTCCAAAATAATATTTCTTAATTCTATCCTGACCAATTTCTTTTATCATACCCAGCAATACGGAGCCAACAGAAGTACACAAACTGGCTTCAACTGCTTGCATTGAGATGATTGAGGCATAATCTATAGCACCACTCTGACGGTTAAACGCCAAATAATACTTTAACTGGTTAGGATTATCCCAATCAAGTTCAACATCATCGTGTTCAGCGATATATCTCTTCATTTCAGCAATTACTTTAAGTCTTTCAAGAGCAAATTCTGCTTCTTCCTGGGTTTTGAAACAATTGCCCATATCATAATTGAATTTATCGAAAGCAGAAATATATTTAAAGTTGTCTATGTTACCACCAGGTACAATACAGTAATACCGTTTCTCTGCTTTAGGCTTCCAAACCTTTTTAGGTTTATTTGCCTTTTCTACAAGAGCATTAAACTGCTCTTGTTCTTCCTGTGTAAGATTTTCAAGATTTACTTCAAAGTTCATAACTTATTCTCCTTTCACTCAAGATAACCGCCAAGGTATAATTCATTTACATCATTACCATCCTCATCTGGCTTAAGTGGGTATGTTTTATTTATCTCGACTTCGGTTATACTTGCCTCAGGAGCGAATTGAGTAGCACATCTATCAGCATCTTCACGATTACTAAATACTCCGAGTAAATAAATCTCACACCCATATCCGCTATTCCAACCATCAGCAGTCACAACAAATACAGTTGCCTCTGCATTAACACCGTTGTCTTTATGCATATTTGAACTTGCCAAACAAGACGTTGCATCCTTTACAAAAGTATTAAGATATTCCTGTTCCTCTTTTGTTAAATTATCAAAGTTTACTTCAACATTCATAACAGATTCTCCTTTATTATTTTCCTCTAAAGGATATTTTTGTATCGAAACCGTGATTTTCAATCTTCTCGCTGTCAGTAATACCCACAGATTCTGTTCTTTCCGATGCTGTCTTTTCGCTGGAAAAATACTCCTCAAACGATAAGTATATGTCCAGTGGGTCAATGAGACCAGCCAGACCGCTTGCTTTGAGTATTGGTATGGACTTTTCCTCTGAATGGTTAAAATCACTGCCACGATAGACTGTATGCTTTGTGAGATTCCAGTTCACTTCATATTCTTTGTGGTCAATGGCATCTATTGCAGGTTGAGGTTCATTAAGCAACCTGTCCTTAGTAAACTTTAACTTAAATCGAGAACTTGAAAACTGCCAAAGCACTCTCCAGGGAAGTATAATTTCGTACAGTCGAATTAGACACCTATCTCGGTTGTAGTTTTTCCAAGTTGACACCAAGTCTACTGAATAATCGAGTACATTACCCCAAGTGTCCCTTTCCTTAATCTCGACTAAAAATAGCCAAAATGTATTACAGACCTGCAGAAGCAGAAAGGTAAAGTTATCTCGCCTTGACGAGTACAATTTGTCACATAAAATCTCTTTGGTCAATACAAAAGAATTTGTTCGGTCAAATATAAGCGTATCATCTCGATACACCCCTTGCAAATAATCATAAAAATCTGTATTTTTGTCAATAATTCGCATACTTAATTATCATCCTCATTCACAAATGTTGACTCTGAGCATAAATCTAACAATGCACACTTAACTGCAATAGATATGGTTTCATCAGTATATGACTTCAAACCATTCTTAAGCATTTCAGATTCATCATCGCTACACTCAAACTTAACCCTATAAATATTAGGTATTGTGTAAAACCTCATTTCCGTACCCTCTTGATTACCGCCAATAGATACAAAAATATCCGTAGAGTGATTCAGTATCAACCTGTCCCTAAACTCGCTAATCATACCTAAAACATCATCTACAACATAATCTTTTCCGTGTAATTCCGACTCGATTTTAGTTAAAATATGGTCTATCTTTTCGACTGCTGTATCTAAATCGCTGAACTCTTCGCTATAATCATAACTCTCGTAATCATATCTCATACCTTTTGGTATAAAGTCTAATCCAAAATCACCATCAGTACAAAAACATAAATCAAATTTATAACGCATAATTTTATCCTTTCTAATAAACTGTTTTCTCAATTCCTATTAGTCATAGTCACTCAATGCCAAAGTAATATTTCTTAATACGGTCTTTGCCAATTTCTTTTATCATATTTTCCATAACTATTGCATCTCCTGCATATATCCCACCACGATTTACATTATAAGCTACGGCAATAAATGGACTATCATCGCCATAATTATAACCTAAGCCGTACTTTGTCTTTAAATGAGCAGTCCAGTCGACTCCTACATTATCGTGCTCGGCAATATACCTTTTCATTTCAGTGATTACTTTAAGTTTCTCGACTGCAAATTCAGCTTCCACACGAGTTCTAAAACAATTGCCAATGGCTATATTAAATTTATCGTAGTCGCTGTCCACACAGTAATTGACAATGCGTCTATCGGCACACTCTGATGATTCTATAGCAAAATAAGACTCACCTATTTCAGGTTTCCAACCCTTACTCTCTGCTCTATGCTGTCTCTCAGCAATTTTAGATACCAATGCAAGAAACTCATCTCGCTCAGAATCAGTAAGATAATCCAAATTCAAATTGTAATTATTTCCCATTTAAATCTTCTCCTTATAGTATTGAAAATTTTATATTTTCAAAAAATACATTTGTTAGCAAGTAAATACAATTATATGCTCTCTACCATAATCAAACACACCCTACAACCCCCTATTTATTTGCCCAATTGACATAAACATCGTGATGCTGGCATATATCCTTAAACTTTACATAATCTGCTTGAAAATTTCCCTGAGATATTCCAGCGTGATACAATCCCAAGTCGGAGACATATCCATCAATTAAAATGTTAGCTATTGTACCATCATAATTAATGTAGTAACCCTCATCCACATATTTAAGAAAGTCCTCGCCAGACATAAAATCATATACGGTAATTATCGGCAACTCGTCAATTAGATTGATTTGATAATCAACCTCTTTGTCAAAAACACAGGTAATCTTGCCGTGACACCTAAGTTTTTCACACTCAATCTCAAAACCATACTCAGCATTTGCAATCTTATCTGCAAGTTCTTTTGTATAATCTAACACCTACTCCACCTCTTCAATCATACTTAATGCTCGCCTAAGATTTTCTCGTTGAATTTCAGCATAAGCATCTGGCTCACTTTGGTCTTTATACATTTCACCCTGTAGGTATCTGTCAACATAGTTCATACTCTCTCGACTGCAAGTTAATGCTCTACTTGATTTTTTCATATACCAATCAACATATTCATTTACAGCATCTCGCAAATCAATAAGTTCCTCTGCGGACAGTTTATCGTCTTGCAGAATCTTAGACAAAATATATGAATATGAAAGATAATTCTCATCTTTGTACCCAAAAACTGCAATAAGTTCAACTCTGTCCTTTAATTCTTTGTAGGTAATCATTTATTCAGTTCACCCTGCAACTCGTTTAACTGCTCGCAGATAGTCTTATTTCGTTTACGCAACCATTCCAAATGCTTTGACTCAAATTCCTTATTATATTTATGTTTTTGCATACCGATAATCCACTCTATCTCACAATCGTTGTATGACAACATAGATTCTAAGCCGAATATGCAACATTTCAATATCTCATTTTCAGAGATTGTGCTAAAATCTTTCATTGTGCATCCCATCTAAATATTGTTACTTATTCAACCTCAAGTTCAAATGTATCTTTCCAAAATAACTCGATAATCTTTCTCAAGCATTCCTTTTTCACTGACATCATTGTAGGCATTTCTAATATCTCACCAATAGCGTATCCAAAAGTTATCATTTGAGTTTCATCCAACTCATCAAGATTGTCAAGCAACTCAATGTTAGACAATATTACTAAGGAATCTCGTAAAGTCGGTTTATTGAGAACTGCAAGAAAATTCAGCAAATCCTCTTTGGTGTTTATTATTACTGTGTCCATTAGAATACCTCTATTTCCTCAATCTCTTTAACGCTCTTTGTCGGGCAGAGCATTACTCCATAAAAATAGTAAACTGATATGGGGCGAGGCTCTGTATTCGGTAACTCGTAAACTCGCATCTCATTCTGTCTAAACATTTTCAATACTTCAAAATGCTCTCTTGATAACTTTACATACCTTGCACTGCCGATTCCATTGTCATAGATATACTTATTCACCTTAGTAATAATATCCAAGGCTACCATATTCGACAATTCTTTACCGTTAGATTTGGTACTTTCTCCAGTTTCCCAATTATATGTTACAACATAATCCTCACTCATCATAGCATAATCCTTATTCATCAAAACTTACCTCCCCAGTCTCAACAACACCAAGCAACATTTCCTTTGCTTGATTTATTGCAAACCTTATGCCATTATTCCAGCCTTTAAGTTCTGCAATATCCGTATCATTAAACTTTCCAGAATTAGCATCCAACCAATCTTGAAAAGCACTATCATTTCCTCTATCGAATATCATCAACTGCCTAATGTAATCACGCACAACCACACCAGGCACAGAAATTTTGTTGTACTCAACTGCCTCTTTCAGCGGAATACCGCAAATGTCGGTTGAACTCAATTCTGCATCTCCACCACTATCTGTTACATTTGGACTAAATTCAAAAATCTTAGCCAATTACATCATCTCCCATACATTATAACAAAATTACAGAAAAATAATTAAACATATTCAGGTTCAAACTCTGCAAAGATTTCCCTCAAATACGGAAGTATCTCTTGCTGTCTTTTGCCAAGTTTACCGCCATTTATAAGTTTAGTAATTATATCCTGAACAAAGTCTGGCTGACCTCTAACCACTTTCCATAACTTAGTTTTGATAAGTTCATCATCAACACTGATTGCACCAATATCAGATGCATTGCGTAAAATGTACTCCTCTATAACATCATCCACACAATAATTGTCTGTTGCACTGGAAAATGCATTAGATTTATTTAATAAGTCTGCGGTCTCGCAGAAATTGAATGTGTTAAATACATCAAACTGCTTCTGCTTTGATGAAACCAACTGACTTAAAGTAACACTAAATGCATTATACATAACTAAAGACACATAACCCCTTGTATATTTTTCGGGTTGTGTGTCTAAAACCTCGATGATTCTCTGACACTTATCAACTGCAACACTGACCAAATCATTGTCATCGCCTGGAATTGGCTTGTGCTGTCTTGCTCTATAAAGATTAGCCATAATCGTATCATAGAAATTAAGATACAATGCCGCTGCTTTACAGTCATTAGATAAATGTTTCCACTCATCATATTCATATTTGTCTTTGCCGTTCAAGTAGTCCTTGAACATAGTTTTTGTTTGATTGAAAGCTAAAGTCTTTGCTACTGGTGTTTTACGCATAATAAATACTCCTTCAGATAAAATAAATAAAAAATGTTTCATTTGATTAGTGTCTATATTATAGCACACATTTTGCAAAATGAAACATTTTTTTTCTTAATTTTTACAATTTGTATATTTGCACAAAAACCAGTATTAAATACTATTAAAAATCACAAATCAAACAAAGTATTTCGTTGACTTTCTTCATCGTGATTTTCAGATGATTCGAGCATTATTGGATTTCCCTCTGCATAACTTATTCTCGCTGTTGCTATATCACAATAATGCTCATCAAGTTCAATTCCAATGAACTTGTACCCTACACCCCTATCAGCATTTTCATACATTGTCGCCTTGCCTGTACTACCACTGCCAGTAAATGGGTCAAGAACAATACCGTGAGGTGGAGTGACAAGTCTAATTAAATACTGTATAAGGCTTTGTGGCTTAACTGTGGGGTGATTGTTTGACTTTAGTCCACACTCTTGCACGCCCTCATCCCTATCTCTTTTGCTTGCCTTTGCACAATAGAAATATCGGGATGCTGAACCATTATCATTGTAATTTGACGGAGATTGTGGTCTGTCACCATTAAACATCGAATTTGACCTATTGTTATATTCTCTACCTGCATAATTGTATGGAACACCACCGTTCCCTTCGCCACTTTTAGGCATACCACCGCAGACTTCATCATAGTCTGTTTCATCATAGGTGAGTATGGTGTTTGCGGGAAAGCGACCAAGTGGGGATGTATCGTTCTTACTTGTTCCAAAATCGGTAACACCAAGCTCTTCCACTGTTTTTGCCGTAGTTTTATATCCAGCCTGAAGTCTATATAATGGATTTGTTGCAGGATTTGGTGTACTTTCAAAAGGCACTCTACACTCATCTATATTTATACCACCAACATCATAATTTAACACATTATCAATTAAACTTCCATTAAATGGCTTTCTTGCTAATACTATCGGCTCAAATGATGGCTTTAAACAAGTTCCCCAACCCTGCCATTTCTTTGCATTATCATCAATAGCATTATCTGATAATTGCTTACCTGTAAAACAACCAACTGTATTACCACTACCACCTGCTAAACCACCAGTTGGTTCAATATAACCTCTTTCATTTACATTATTCTCACATACCCAATCATAATCAGTTTCAGTAATTCCAATCACTTCTTTCATTTTATACCATTTTTCTTTATTTGGGTGGTTTGTACTCCAATAGTCCCTAAAATCTGTTTTAGAGTATGATGTTGCGGTAAAACCACACTCATCGTTTATTTGTTTATATGTCTTACCACAATTATCTAACTTATTTTTTAACCACTTTTTAAATTCAATAGTTCTATTTGCTTGTGGTTTCTTATCAATTTGCTTTGATATGTCCATACTTTTAGGAAAACCACTACCATACAACCACATAATAGTATCTCTAATTTCAAAACCTGCATCTTCAATAGCACAAGCGATTCTATGAAATGTTCTTGAACCGCCAAATACAAGCATATGACCACCTGGTTTGAGAACCTCAAAGCACTTTTCCCAAGTGGACTTTTGAAAACTTATACCAGCACTGTCCCAATCCTTTCCCATAAAATTTAATTCATACGGCGGGTCTGTTACTATTGAATCAATGCTGTTTGGTTTAATCTCTGACAACATATCGAGCATATTGCCATTATATAGTTTGAAATTCTTACCTTCTGAATACAATTTCATACTACTCAAAATAACCTCTTTCCAGCCTTACTCTCGGCTTCTTTAATTCGTCTTTCGGCTATATCAAAATACTGCTTATCTATTTCACAAGCAATACAATCTCTACCTGATTCAACACAAGCTATTGCTGTACTGCCGACACCTACAAAGGGGTCTAAAACAATCTGACCGCCATTAGTAGAATTTTCTATTAGTACCTTCATTAACTCTACAGGTTTTTCGGTGTCGTGAATATTTTTACCGTCTGCACCTTTGGTTTTCTTGTTCGGAACTGACAGTATGTCGCTTGTACCACAATTATTTATTTGAACACCTCTGCCCTTCCGAAAAAATAAAATATATTCAAATTGCGACATATAAAATCTACCAGATATTTTATTTCCTTTATCCCATATTAAAGACTTAATAAAATGAAATCCGCATCCTGTAAATGTGTTGAGCATTTCAATCAAGTTTATATGATTTGTCATCACATAGCAATGACTACCATCCTTCAACAACCGATAAAACTCTGGGGCATAGTCCCTTACGCTAATATTATTATAAGCAAACACTTTTCCGTCTTTGGTTTGTTGAGTAGTCATCATACCACCCATATTACCAACACACCCCTTTTTAGTGATTGGATATGGCGGGTCGGTTACTATTAAATCAATGCTTTCATCTGCAAGACCTTTCATTACTTCCATACAGTCTTTATTGTACAGTTTTATCAAACAGGCTCACCTACCAAAACTTTCTATCCCTCTCATCTAATGCTGCGTTTATTCTTTGCTCTGCTATATTAAAATAATTTTCGTCTAACTCTATGCCAATAAAATTTCTGTCAGTGTTTACACAAGCCACTCCTGTACTTCCGCTACCCATACAATTATCGAGCACACTGTCATCAACCTTTGTATAAGTCTTAATTAAATACTCTAACAAGTCGGTAGGTTTTTGTGTTGGATGAACTCTTTGTTGTGGTGAAACGGTTACATAGGATATTATACTTGTAGGGTGCTTATCTGTATAAACTCTGTCTATCTTTTGCATATTATTGCTATTGAGCATTTTACAAGTGTTCAAACCACCACCATTTCTGGTTGGCTTATCTCTTGTCTCTTTCTGTGGATAATAAACCATAGAAGTGTTATTGCTTGTATATACCGCAGGTGAAGGACTAAACACACAAATAAGTTCGTGTTGTCTGCCTGGCTGAAAATTCATCATTTGAAAATTGCTACAATGACACTTATCCCAAATCCAATCGTAACGGTATTGAGATAAGTTACTGTGTCTTAACAATGTAGCAAACGGCTCATTGGCGAACAAAACAATAGCTCCCTGTGGCTTTACTATTCTCTTGTACTGCTCCCAAAGTGGCTCAAACGGAATAATAACATCCCAAGACTGATTAACTGTTCCATAAGGTAAATCGCAAAGGATTAGGTCTACTGATTCATCAGGGATATTATTCATCTGCTGTAAACAATCACCTTGATATAAAGTTACCATAATCTACTTACCCCGTTCTTTTGGATACTCATATATCTTATTAAGCGATTCAAACTGTTTTCGCAACCTTTTTGTCTCCAGTTTACTTCTACCTAAAACATAGGCGTACTTATGCTTGTTTGGAAAATATATCTTTTCAGACTCTTGATACATTTTCTTTGAATAATCTCGCAACTGCTGCTCAACATCATCTGGAATATTCTCCCAAAGCATCTTCTGGTCTCTATTCCAGTTTGGTTGCCAAACAATCCCTAAATCCTTTGCATACCGCTTATACATACTTCTTGCCCGAAATGTCCTATCAGAAATCAAAACATCTGAATTGTACGGATTAACACACCTTACGGTTGTACCGCTTTTCTGCCCCAAATAATAGAAATTTAGACCCTGATAGATACTGCCAAGTTCCTTTGCCTGTGGGTCACTATAGCAAGTAAACAGTCTATACTGGGTATTGCTTACCATCCATTTAATCGCCCACATAAGAAACTTACTTCCAAGATTAAACGGACACCAAGAAGCAGAAGCACCTCTTGAAATAAGCCTCTCAACAGATTTAGTTTCATCGCCCAGCAATTTGCTGAACGAATTGGGCATAGCCATAATTATTACACCGCCAACAACCCCTTTATATGTAGCTATAAACCAATGTGTCGGAAATGCTCCTATAGTGCCGAGCCACTCATACCGCTGGATAAATGCTGTGGCTCTCCACCTATCGAACTCTGTTTCCACAGGCTTAAACACAAAGTCATCAAGAGATATATTGTCTACAAATTCCTGCGTCCAGCCGTAGTTCTCCATATCTTCTTGCAAAGTGTCTAATCTACGCTGATATTGATAACACCAGCCCTCATCGTAGGTCTGTATCTTATGCAATAATTCTATGTCGGACATAAATCAAACTCCCGAATTATTAAAATAATCTACTCTCAAATAATGCTTGGCTGTTTCGTTTTGTTAAATCATCTGTGTTTCCAGACTTTCTGAATACAAACATCGTTTCATCATTATCGTTAAATTGAGCATTGCCTTTGTCAGACACACTACCAAAACACCTGCTAATATTTTTCAATGTAATTCTGTCCACAAACTCAAAACCACATTCCTCAGCCGACTTAACTGTGTCACCAGTAAGGTCATATACATCAAAATTATTAATATTAAAAATTAAAATGCCGTTGTCAACAAGATACCTATGTATATTGGTTAAAGTAGGCTTCAGATAATGGTTAATCCAGTCTGAATAACTTGTGCCTGGTTTATATGATTGGTCTCCAATTTTATAATCCTCAAGCAAAAAGTATGGTGGGCTACTAAATGCTAACCCAATTTTATTTTCCCACTCTGGAATAAAATGTTCGCTACCCTGTGCCCTAATATCTACATTAGTACCTGTAAATGTAGTTTCCTTATACAAATTAGCAAGTTCTTTAAGTCTGTCCACAAGAATATAGTTAGGGTCAGTGCCAAAATAGTTTACTCGATTTTTAAGAGCACCAGTAAGTCTTGCTCCCCAACCACAACTAAAGTCATACCAGTTGTTATTCACATTATAATTTTGTAAAACATAGTCAACTGTTTTAATCGGGAAATTTGCGGGTTTTGTAGCAACTCCCTTGCCACCAATTCGTAAAACTGCTTCTATATTATCTATGTCTGAATCAGTTTCGGGAAACACCTTTCGGTTACTTTGTACCCTTCCCCAAGCCCACTCTAAAAGGGGCTTATATGAAAACACATCCTCAACAGTCCACTTATTATAATAAATGTGAGTTTTAGCCATAAGGTCTTTAACAAAATAGTTAGTTATTAAATTATTCTTTGTTCCGCCCGACCAAATTCCCAGCATTTGATTCTTGACATCTTCTAAACTGGGTTTAGCATAATATTCATCGTGTAACCGCTGAAAATCGGAATCAGATAATTCCGCATATGATTCTGTAACTAACTTTTCCCCTTTATATTCTATCGTATATTGCATAGTTATCCTCCAAACACAATTACCATAATCTACTATCAAATAGTGACTGACTATTTCGTTTAGTTAAATCATCAGTATTACCACTCTTACGAAATACAAACATCAACTCATCATTATCATTTAAGTTTGCACTGCCATCATCAGATAAAGTACCATTAACTCTGCTGATGTTCTTTAATGTAATTTTATCAACAAACTCAAAGCCACAACTTTCCGCAGTCTTTATTGTATCGCCTGTAAGATTATAAATATCAAAATCATTAATATTAAATATAAGTATTCCAGTATCTATGAGGTACTTATGAATATTAAGTAAAGTCGGCTCTAAATAATTCTTAATCCAATCCGAGTATGTTGTACCAGGCTTATAAGACTGGTCACCTATCTGGTAATCTTCCAATAAAAAGTATGGTGGGCTACTAAATGCCAAACCCATCTTACATTCCCACTCTGGAATAAATTTCTCGCTTCCGTGTGCTCGTATATCTACAGAACTTCCCGTAAATGTAACCTTTTTATATGTATCTGCAAGACTATTTAATCTATCTACCAAAAGATAGTTAGGGTCTGTTCCAAAATAATTAACCTTATTCTTTAATGCACCAGTTAATCGAGCACCCCAGCCACAGCTAAAATCATACCAGTTATCGTTTATATTGTAGTTCTGTAGCACATAGTCAACAGTCTTTAACGGAAAGTTGGTCGGTTTAGTAGCAACCCCCTTACCGCCAATCTGCAAAAGTTTCTCAAGATTGACTATATCCGAGTTTGTCTCAGGGAATACCTTTCGGTTACGCAATATTCTTCCCCAAGCCCATTCCATTAACGGCTTATAACTAAAAACATCCTCGACAGTCCACTTATTATAGTAGATTTTTGTCTTAATCATAAGGTCTTTGACATAGTAATTTGTTATTAAATTATTTTTAGTACCGCCCATCCAAATGCTTAACATTTGATTCTTAACATCATCTAAATCTGGCTTAGCATAATACTCTGTTTGCAGTCTGTAAAAATCATCGTCTGACAATTCCGCATATGCTTCAGTTGTTAGTGTTTCCCCTTTGTACTTTATTATATGTTGCACTTAATCATCTCCAGACCTACTTATCTAAATCATACTTGCACAACTTAATCAACTTACGCTTTTCGCTTTTATTTTTAGGCAGTAAATACAAATACCTAATTTTGCTCTCTCTCTTAACTGGTTTCCAACCCATTTGCTCTGCCATAGAACTTGTTATATTTACACCACACTGCCTTGGATGTCTTAATCTACCAGTCGAATCAATGTAAAATGTTGCTGTTCCTGTGCTCCCAATCCTGTAAGCATTTGTAGCCTGGTAGATAATCCCCATATGCCCCTCAGTTGCATCAGCAAATGACAGCACTGCCTTTATGTCTGGTCTATCTTGCTTTAATAACTTTAAGCACTGTGATATAAACCAACTCTCAGTGTTCTTGGGTGTTACATCCATAATATGTAGTCGATGAAGTTCGATAACGCTATCTTTATACTGCTCACCAAAAACACTGCTACGCACCGCCTCACTACACGGAGTAGCAAACATAAGGACACCTATTAACTGGTCATCATCATATAGACCATAGCAAGGTGAAGGACCATTATGACATCCGTGAGAATAGTGATTCTTCCGTATATATGATTTTGCCAAGTCACAAGGTATTCGCTGAATTGTGTATGTAATTGGATTCCCATCGTAATCATACCGAGTTCTTGCATTATTATTAAATTGACTTTCATCTATATCAAATAACCGCAAAGTCGTGTCTCCAAACTAAAATAATTTATTTCCTAAAACTGAGTCATCACCATTTATACCTGATTCAACTAAATCATCTGTTAAAAAATCACCGAGTACATAATTACTATTATCACCCTTCGGATACGGACAAATAGGATACCTCAAATCGTTTTCCCATTGCTTTTTCAACTTCTTATCTCTTGTGCAAAAATAAATATATCGGTGTTTAGCCGACCTAACCTTTCGCAAACTTCCCTGCTCTAAATTGCTATAGTGCCTTGAGTGCTTTCTACCGTCAACATATTTATCTGTCCTTGATTTAGTACAACCAGTATAAATAAAATTACAAGCCTGATAAACATACCCGTGGTGGTTCATAGCAGTGTCACTATATGAAACTACAATCCAATTTTGCTCTTTAAGTTTACGCAAACAGAATGCAACAAACTGTGATAATGGCTTATCCCAATCGTCTGTTCGACACATTCTATTTAACTCGTACACACTATCAGCCCACCGCTTACCGCAAACACCAGAACACAAACTGGGTGAGGCGGGTTTACCAAATGTTATTACCGCCTTTAAGTGTGGAAATGTATGAGTATCGCAATCATACCAACCAAACGCCTTAACAACATTAGGCACCCTACCACTATAATGCTTAGGCAATAAAAACATTAAAGCGGTATTGTAATCTATTTCAACAATACTGCCGACCATACTAAATCATACTATCCTTACTGAACAAAATCATAGGGTAATCACCACAAGAAAAGCTGGAATTATACCCAATAAAGTCCGCTGCATCATCTGGTGTCATATTCTCGTGTGCAACAAGCCACTCCACCATTTTATCATAATCGTATACAGCGTGATTGTTATATGTCACACCAATAAAAGCATCTGCATAATCTGGTGAATCAAACACAACCACATCTTCGTATCCGTTATCTACAAGCATACCCTTTAATTCGTCTAAAGTCATAGTGTAGCACCACCTATATATTATAACAAAATTTCGTATAAACTTTTTACATCATTTATTGGTGACTTCCTGTCAGTCTGCTTACCATCACACCACTTTTTAAGTGCATTATATAGCAAAAATACTTTTGTTTCATTGTCAACTTCTTGAAATTTGCACTCTTTCTTTACTCTCATTTGACCAGACTTCTCATAGTAAACGATTATTCCGATTTCATCTGGAACAAGAGGTTTAACCGAATCATAAATACTTGAATCCACAACATAGTAATTATGATTTCCAAAGAAATTGTGTCCGTTCTTTGACTTAAAATCAGATACAGAAACTTTAATCTCATAGCAAGTTATAAGCATATCAAGAATGTGTCGAGTGTGTTTCCAAACACAATTTGCACATAATTGATTGGGATACTCTAATGCACACTTTAATTTGTGGTATTTTGTATGGGCTTCTAACATTATCCTATCGCCATTTGTACCTCGCTCTGGGTGTTCAATTAGGCAATAACTCTCATCGTTTGCCACATAATCCTCAAACCGTATGCTGTCAACATACCCACCATTAGGGCAAAGTACCTCATCTGCATATCTAATTGTTCGCATTTGAGTATTCAGTTGTGGCTTAAATGTATGACAAGCCAACTTAATCTTCTTGGTTAATTCTGTTTCAGCCATACTTGACCTTCTCTAATATTCAATACCTCGCATTAAAAATCTGCCAAAACTCATCTTTAGACAAATCATTTATATCCTTACCGATAGGTAAATGCATACGCCTAATTATTGCAACTTGACTAAGTGCTTTGCGTATTCGATTTGCACCCTTATCCCCAGCTTCATCATTGTCTGTACCAATAACAAATTCAGACACACCAAGAGTTTTCAAAACATCTAACTGATTTCCTGAACCTGTGCCAAGCAACCCTAATGCTGGCACCCCGTAAACATATGAGGTCAGCACATTAAAGCAACTTTCAGCAATAATGACTACCTTTGAATCTTTCGGTAATTCGTACAGTCCATAAACCGACTTTGTTATGTCCTTTGGCAGATAAAAATTCTTGCCTGCAATTGACCTACGAACAATAAATTGGGTTTTGCCTTGGCGATTTCGCACAGGAAAAGTTATGCACGGAACTTCTCGCTTTCTACCTGATGGTACATAATGCAAATCTACACCAACATCAAACTTTTCAATAACCTCATCATTGAGTTTTCTGTCATACATATACGGCACAGTGTATCGGTATCCCTGCAACTCTTCCTCAGATACAAACTTTTCATCTACCTTGTTTGCTATATCAGCAAAAGACTGCAAAGCAAATTTCATATTCAGTTTAGATATGGTTTCTTTGGGCAAAAGATAGTCAAAATCTGTATCAGAAAAATTTGGGACAAACTCCTTAAGCCAATCCATACCTGTACCAGACATATTGTTTCGTCTCAATATCTCACTGATAGTGTCTGGTAGAGGTTTAGACCAACCACAAGTAAAGCAGTGTACCCAACCCTCTGGATATAACCGACCTGCTCTCAACTGGTCGTGCAACAAAACCCCACAAGATGGGTGTCTTTCATTTCCATCATTGTGTATCGGGCAGTGAATCATATAATATTCACCGTTCTTCTTGTGAAGTTTTACTAAACCTGCCTCATCTAATTTATGTAATATCTGCTCAACATCCATAAACTCACCGAAATTAAATTCTAAATGAAACCTGAGTGTCTTGTAAATCACAAAACTCCTCAAACATTTCAACATAATTTTGGTCTAAAACTGACAACATTTCAATACTTTTGGACTTACGATATTTTGCCAATCGAGCCAAGCACGAGTTCAGCATATTCTCAAGATACCCAGTTGTCGGATTGTTGTCAAGTGTCTGTTTAATCTGCCCTTGAATAAATGATAACCTACGTCTTGACTTTCGACTCGGCAATAGCCCCTCATCCAAAATGTGATTAAGTTGTTCATAATTCTTCTCTGCAACTCGCCGCGTTCTCAACTGCAAGTCATAGTTCATAATATCATCAACCATATTTGCATACTCTTTTTCTGATATGCCAGACTCACTGTCATAGTCATCATAAAGTTTCCTCACCTTATACAGTGAGATTATAAAATCCTTGTCTAAATTCAATTATATGCCTCCGCAAAATATTCTATTTATATATTATAACAAAATTTTCAAATATTTTTGTTATTTAAGTCTGTTTATCGCAGACTGAATCCTATCCGCAATTTCAATAGCATATCTTGATTTGCTTTCCAAATCTTTTGCCTTACCCCACTGCTTGTATGGTGAACTACTATACTCACAGTAAATGCTATCAACCTTGTCCTGCTTTCCTACTCCCCAAATTACAGGGCAATCTTCACAGTGAATAACAAAACCTCTGTCTATGCCACGAGAATCTTTGGTTTCCTCTAAACACAATTCACATAGATAGCAACAATTCTGTGGAACCTCTATATCTGGTATTCCAATAGAACACAAATAATCTAACTTATCTTTTTCAGGATTGCGTGCAATCCATTTCCACATATCCAAAGACTTATTAAGTGCCTCTAATATATCTTTCTTGTTTTTTCTATCCATTATATCCCCCCGTGAAAACCATAAGCATTAAAATTATAGCAACGAATGTACTCAGTATCCAAGAAAATACTTCGCCAAGAACTATAACCAACACAACAGTAACAATAATTGATAAAATTACTTTCAAAACTTTCTTAAGCAGTTCCATCAGTTACCCCCGTCATCCAAACAAGGAATTGCTGTATCTACATACAGACTTGTGCCCCTATTTTGTTCTATCCAATTGCACCGATGCATAGATTCAATCATACAGTAAACCTGTTTCCAATTATCTACCCGTGTAATATCATTATACAAATTAACATTGATGGGCTTATTGTGGTTCGCAGAGAATAACAACCCGATGTATTTGCCGCCCTCTAAATTATGTATAGCATCATCTATTAGAAAATCACCCATAATTAACTGCTTATTGGATGCAATAACTATATCCTTAAACGAAATAAATGGAAAATATCGGTTAATCCACTGCCATTTGTATGCGATTGTATCTGGGTGTGCAGAAGTAACAAGAACTACCCTATCGCCATTCTCAACAAATTTTTTGACATACTCTAAAGCATCTTCTCTTGGTTTTAACTCATCCCAAAATTTCTTCGTATGTATTGGTGAAAATACCTGTGTTTTTGATAAACCTGGAAAAAATTGAGAAATATCCCAGTCTACAATATCATCAACCTTTACATCTCTGTTGTATTTCTCATTAAGTGCCGATACCCAAGGTGGAACAAGTTGCTCAAGTACACCATCAACATCAGAAAGAATTGTATACGGTCTGCCCATCTGTAATCCTCATTTCGTAAAATAAATGTCCAGTCCACTAATTGGTCTATACCAATATATGCCATTTCGGTTTGCAATTTTCTCGCAAGACTCAATAAGTTTATTGTAATCATCCACACAGAAATCATCATCTGGAGAAGATATGCCATAACAACCTGGTCTTGATACCAAATCAAGATTATCACGATATGGGGCGGTAATTTCATACTGCGGGTACATATTCTCACGATAAACAATATCTGCATTAGTGAACTTGTCTAACCAATGCTCCCTAACAAAATCTAAAACTAAACTGTCTAAAAATTGTTGACAAGTCTCATTGGCAGATTTTTGCATAAGATACTTTGCAAAAACTCCCATAGCATTTTCCTCTGAACTGTACTCAAGACTTAATTCGCTACAAATATTTGAATATCTATTAGTAAGCATATCACCAAGCTTTTCGGTAACATCACTAATTTCTGTGGTTAAGACACCCTTGATGCAAGACACACATATATCAAAACAAATATCAGACTGAGATGGTTTAAACTTATTGATTTCGTCTTCCCACTGTGCGAATAATGTACCAGTAACTTTATTTAAGTCCTTTGTGCTTTTTGGGTAATTCCACCACAATCCAAACTTCCAACCAGGAAGTTCATCAAAATAAAAATTGACTACACTATTCTTGCCAAAAGTAAAGATAAAATACCCACATCTGTAATCAACATCTGATGCCGTCAGTGAACGATTCTGCATTTCAAACTCACAAGAAATTGCCGAAAGCAAATACTCAGTGTATTTTTTAAGTGTCCTTGCAATTCTAATGTCCGTAAAGTAGTTGGCAATACGAGTCCAAGCCTTACTGGTAAATTTATTAGTTGCTGACTGTATCTCATTATTCACCGCTGACTGAACCTCACGGTAGTCATACCCAGCTTCAGTAAGTTGTGTTTTGCGTTTAAGTCCATTTCCGTACTTACCGTTAATAACATCACAAATCACATCAGGTGTAACTTTTTTATCTGCCATTAAAATTCCCCCTAAATCTAATCAGAATGTAATATCCTCATCATACTCAACATCTGTCGCATTCTCCTCAATCTCAACATTGACATTGGGCGTGATAACAGGAGTATGAAATTCTTGTGATGAGGTCTCATCATTATTATTATCTGCTATCAATGATGTTGTTCCTGTGTTTGGGTCCCAAACATATGAAAACACTGGCTTATCATTTTTAGCATTTCTTGACTTTTCCAGCCTAATCTCCATTGTATGTGTATCGTGTATCTGCCTTAAAGAAAATACTTGTGTGGCAATACGAGCTGGGTGGTCAGAACCCTCAACATTATAAATTGTCGGAAACGGCTCACCCTTATCATCATTGTTTTCCTTTGTAGCTCTGTTTGCCTGAACAGATACAACTACTGCACACCCATAGGTCTTTGAAAGTCTAAATAAGTCATTACAGATATTCTTATATCTAACCACATCTGTATCTGTCTTGTAGCCACCCTCAGAAATGTATGAAAGACCGTCAATAATCAACAACTTAATCTTATTCTTCTTGACAAGTTGCTCAAGTCCTCTCACCGTAGTTCTGCCACCAGACATATCCTTATCCTCAACAACAATTGCACCAGTTTCCTCATTAACAAGGTTTTTAATGTACTGTCGATAGTCCTCGTTATAATTACCCTTATGCAAATCACTGTTTTTAAAGTGTCCACGCCAAGTATCAAATCTGGTACCAATAAATGATGACTGCATTTCTGGTGAATAATACAAAACAGGAAATCCATTCTTTTGTGCAGATTCCATCATTTTAGTACATATCCACGATTTACCTGTGTTTGTACGGGCAATTATAAGTAAGAGTTCCTCTACTGTGGATAAACCGCCATACATAACCTTGTCGACTTCCTTAAACCCAGTCGGTATTCGCTGTTGTTTATTGAATCGTATAATTTCATCAATTCTCTGCTCGGCATCCTTAACAATGTCCATAGGTTTTGTAACATCCAGCATCTCTGCCTTCTCACACTGCTTTTCGAGATAGTGCCAAGCATCAGTAACATCACCAGAACCTAAATCCGCAAGTTTATTGTAGGTTTCAAGAAACAAAATTCTCTGCTTGTTTTTCCTTAAACCCTCTTCAAGAAACTTGAGTGATTCTGCGACAGGGACAAGTTCAATGTCAGGAAACTCTGCTGCAAATGTAAATACATCAGGAACATTGCCGTATACTTCTTTATGATTGAATATAAACTCTATGTGCTTTTTGCAGACTGCATAGTAACTTTCATCATAAGAACACAGTGTCTCTACCTCATCTGGATTATCTGAGGTTAAAATTTTAGAGATAACCTGCAACTCAATACTGCTATTCACGATACAGTCACCTCCTCAAGTCTGTGTTTCAGCCTTGAAAAGAATATACTGTCAGTACCAACCAAGGGTTCCCTCTTGCTTAAAATTATAAAGGTTGTCTTGTCAGGTTTATCTCGACTTTGCAAAAGTGAAAGCAGTGTTTGAGATTCAAAATCGCTAAACTTAATATACTCTAAATTAGAAATTATCAAATACTTCGCAGATTGATTCCAGATTTTCATATTTGACAAATCTTCGGAATCAAATTTGGACTGCCAACTCTGCTTAAGTTCATCAATATACCTTTGAAAATTAAGGTGGTATATACCACCATTAAGTCCTGTGCCAAGACCATAATTACAGATAGATACATATGAAAACAGATGAGCAGATTCAATTGGTTTGTCTGCCTTAAATACACTGGTTGTATTTTGATTTTGTCTAATCAAATCTGTTACATACTGTATCTTATTCGTTGGTGAATTTAACACAGGATTGTTTATATCCAAATCACACCGTTTCATCCAATAGAGAATCTCTGCGTGAACGGGACAAGCCAAATCACAAGTTTCGTTTGTGCAGTATGGAGTGAAAATACAATTATACATTATCATTTTCCTCCTCTTCAAACTTTCTTAAAACTGGATTCCTTGACTTAATATAGTTTACTCTTGCAATAACACACTGCCTTGCAAGTTCCACGGGGTCTTTATATCCGTACTCCTCATACTTTTCAGGTGGCATAAACAACATAAGGAAGGGGTCAAAATCTCCATAAATACCAAATTGATATTTTTCCTTAGACCTGCTATCCTGCTTTAATAAATAATTGCGGACAACGACATCCTCAATAACCGCCTTATTTTTAGGTAAGACACTAAATTTCTTGTTTGTATCCCAAACCTCAAGTGTCTTTTTAATTTCACCATCAATCTCAATGTATTTCCAAAAATCAACCTGCTTATACCCATTAGCTGATTTACCAAGTCTCTTGAGATTATGAATATATGGATACTTAATAATGTTATCTACCATCTGTTTTTTAGAGTACCCATTTATTAAAATCAAATTGCCAAGCACGTCATCTTTTTCCACACCCTCTATTTCAGCATAGAGTTCTGCCGAGCGAGGATAAAGAATCTTATCGGGAAATAGTGATAATAATTCTTTTTCTGTCAATTTATCAACATCGGTGCTTAATGAAATCTCGCACTGTCTGGTCGGTATGCTTGGAACAGAGTTATACAAAACATACTGCAACTCATCAATAGTTTTGGATTTCATAACTGCTTTAATATCAAATTGCGGTGTTTTAGGTGCCAGCAAAATATCATCAATTGTGCTACCGCTAACAGAATTACTTGCCTTAGATTTGTTTGTGGATACAGTTTCTGCACCATTAAGTGCAGAAAGATTCACAACTTTAGTTGTCGGCAGTGTATTAACATTACCTTCCTGAATATCCCACACAATATCTGTAATATAAATATAACAATTGCCAAGAACTTCAATAAGTTCATCTGAGTCAATCTCAGGCAAACCATCACCCAGTTTGTCAACAGTCCAATCGGTTGGCAGACTGTCACCAACCATAATTATATATGCAACTGTGTTTATGCAATTAATTATACTCTTCTTACCTTGTAACCTCTCTGGAATATGTGTAGACACATAACCAATAATATCAGATACAATTGTTTGTATTTTAGCTTTATACTGCGGTGGATACTTAACTTTTTCGGAAATCTCACTAAATTTCATTATTTAATCCCCACCTGTTCTATAAAAGTATTGTCTGATTTATTCTCAACATAGTAGTTGAGCAATTCTTCAGTTCCGCCAAATTTAGATATAAACTCATACATTGAATCTGGACTTAAATAGTATTTTCCGTGATACTTGCTCATTGGTTTGAGTTTATGTTCCCAAAGCATACCATACAATGAAAGAGCATACATAACCGTTTGGCTAAAATCAATTTTACCAATTAAAGCATTAAAGTCAACAGCAAAAATATTTAATGTATGAACATAATTAACATATTCATAGTCAGCCGATTTCACAGAGCATAAAAATATGAGTTTCAATATTAAAATCGGCAACTGCTCTGCAACAGAGTAATTAAATTTCGGGTCTGTGATTATTGGATTAACCAAACTGTCTATTTTCTTACTTACATCAACAACCGCCTGATATGTCAAATACTTAAAGCTGCCAGCAGAATTTATGACAGACAAGTATGTGTACCTCACCTCATTTAGTTCTTTTGAATTTTGAGATACAATGATGTCAATTCTGTCAGCTATTTTAAGACAAAGTTCCTTAATGCCTAAAAGGTTTTTGACCGTTGCCCCATAAACCGCTTCATCATCATAGTCTAATTCCAAATTATCAAAAAATTTAGACAGGTAACTATTTGCAGATTTAAGTGATTTTGACCTATGGTTGTATCGCTTATAATTATAATTCATTTACCACACCTCACAAATCGAGCAACTTTACATTATAGCAAACATTATCTCGCTTGGTTATGCACTCCTCGAACACAACACCACATTTCTCATTATTGATTCCGTTTCGGTATTTGGTGTTTTGTGTAATCTGCTTAACCAAATAATTATACCGTACTGGTAAGTTTACCCTAAAACCCTCATTGATGTCAAGGTCAATAATTGACAAAATTCCGTGCGATTTTATGGCACTATTGTTATTGCTTCGGAACATATACATACCACAAACCATATAGGTTTTGTTAAATTCCAGTTCGGAAATGTTCTTAAACGCAAATCCACTCGCATCTATTCGCCAGTCATTTTTATTCGATTGTGTTGCTATATTCAATTCTTCAAACATTACATATCACCAGATTTCAGTATTGTTCCTCTATGCATTATAACAAAATAATACAAAAAAATTTTGATTATATCAATAACTAATTTATATCTATATTTGAATATAATTTTAATTATATCTACATTTAGATATAAGTTTATATCTCATATTTAACAAAACACCAAAATATATCTAAAAGCAGATACATTTAATATACAGTTATTTCCAAAATTAAATTTAATTTTATTTCACCGTTCATTATATATATTTATAATATTTTATAATATTTTATTTAATTATTAATATTTTATTTTAATATTATAAAAATAAATAGATATTCTAAAATGTTGATAATAATTTAAAATAAATATAATATTCAATAACATAAAATAAGTTATTAAATAAAATATAAATATATTAGAGATTTTTAGTTTTTCTTTTGTATTAAGAATTAAGCGGTAAGGATTTACTCCTCACCGCCTAATCACTAATTTATTATTTATCCTTGTTACCTGTCTGGATATCTTTCAGTTCCTTTTCAACCTTAATGTACTTACCTACTGCAATAAATGTGATGATGCAGCTTATCATAGTTAAAATCACACAGGCAATGTTTATCCAAATCATCTGTTACCACCCCAAATCTGTATCAAATCATTGTAGGTAAGTATGCATTTGTTACAGGAATAAACAGTGTGCATCTTTTTATTACTTATTTGGTCATAGACATCTATTGCATATTTTACTGATTTATCAGCACCACAAAAGTAGCAGTGCTTTCCATCTCGCTCATCAATTGGAATCAGTGTCATAACCGTTCACCAGTCCTTTCGCAAAATTCAATAAAGTCATCGTCACCTACGGTTTGGACATACAGGCAATCACTACAATCGCCACAACACAACAAAGATTTGTCCACCGAAATCTCGTAGTATTTGCCTTGATATTATACATCCTCTATTTGCATAGCTAATGCATCAGATATTAAGTCCAAATTGTAATTGTACCACCTTCTGTAATTGTACCCACAGTAATGTACAGCAATTCCATTTGATTTACATTCAGTTGCAAACTGCTTAGCTTCAGGCAGTGTCATAAAATACTCTGTCTTACGGCAAGATTCTTCACCATAAATGACCTTATACATAAAATTCACAATACTTCACCAGCCTTTACCCAGTAGTTTCCAATACAGCCATTTGTACTATTCCAAGTGTCATATACTTTGCCTGATATAATCGCAACAATATGATGTCCGCCTATATTTGCAATAACCTTTGGATAACGATATTCTTTACAGAATTGCCAGCCCGTGTATTTTGTGTTATTCCATTTTCTTGGCTGGGGGTGTTTTTTCCAACCCTTGCTCTGCAAGTACAAATCAATTAGTTTGTTTTCATCTGCATCATACCCCGTTTTGCACTGCATTTCTGCCATTTCCATAACAACTGTGTTGTATGGGATTTCTGTTGCCGTACATATCGCCCTTACTGTGCAATCAGTTGTAAATCTGTTTTTAGGATTTGCATTGTAAAAGTGAAATGTGTCTGTGTCTGGATATTTTTCTTTTCTTGTCATAACCTTGCCTCCTTATTTTGTGTCAAGATATTCGCATCCAACACAATGTACCTGCCCAAATTCAACATTGAATTTTTCCATAAAATAATAGTGTGCATCACAAACCCTGCCAAAAACATTTGAGTTTTCACCGAAGTCTATTATTGCTGTGTCCTTAATCGGCACGGGCAGTATGCCCATTATTTCTGCCGTTATCTTTCCTTTCATATTATCTCACCTTTCCTTGCAAATACTTTATCACAAAATTCTTTTTCACGCTCATTCAAATCATACACAATAACCTTATGGTATCTGTCTTTGTCTTGAATATCCACAACTTTTTCTTTTGGTGTTGATTTGAACTTTGCACCGTATTGATAATTGTTAATAACATATTTGACTTTCATAATCTTACACCCTATCCAACCTTAACACGAGTAAGAACGGTCTGTTTCTCACCCTGATATTCACTGTGGTCTTTAATTGTACCTGTAATGTGTAACACATCACCACGATTTGCATTTGCGAGTTTCTCATTAAATGACTGAGTATCCCAAATGAATATCTGACCAAGTTTATTTTCAAACTTGTAGATAATGTGTGTTTCACCCCTATATGTATAGTGGGTTTCGTAACTGAAACTATCGACATACTTGACATCAATGCCAATCTTTTGACCAACATCGCCATACCATTCGGAATCGGGTGTGCCTTCAAGTTCTCTGAGAGCATTCTTTTTCAATGTCTCAATATCATTACGGGTGAGGTCGTCTTTATAACGAGGCTCAAACCCACCATACATATTCTTTTCAAGGAGTTCATCAGCGGTGAACTGTAAAAATGCAAATCCACCAAGTTCGTGGTCTATGTGCCAACCAAGGAAATAATCGAACTTACCACCCTTAGATTTAATCTCTTCCTTCTGTGCATATGTGTCACCTAAGAACACATAAATCTCACCATTAGAGTTAAACCCCATCTGCTGAAATGCCTGCTTGTTATATTTATCAATATTGTTTCGCATATCTTCCTCAAGTTTTGCCTGCTTTTCAGCTGCCCTACGCCTATTGCGTTCATCAAGGATTTCCTGATATTCAGGTGTATATTCTTTGACTATCTGGGGTTTTTCTCTTCTGCCAGAGCCACCACAAGCATAGCAAGTGTATCCTGTGTATGCCCACTGCTCAGCACCGCCAGCACCGCCACAACGAGGACAGGTATAGTCATAATAATACTTCGTGCCATTTCTATCGGTCTTAAAATAGATAAGATTGTTTGCCATAATCAGAACTTCCTTTCAACTTTGTTGCCTTTATTATATCACAAATATTGCAAAATGAAACAAAAAGTTGTGATTTTTGAAAATTTTGTATATTTGCACAAAAATTAAATAAATGTATTGTGCATAGTATACACATTTTATAGGTATATTTGCTATAAAAATACCAAATTATGTAATAAATGTAATATAATTCCATAGTTTTTGTTTGTCAGTTAATTCAATCTGTGATTTTTTACAGTTGACTAACCTTAAATGGTGTGCTATATTTGGTATATAAAGTTTATATGTACAGTACATCTTGTGTTTTATATGGGAGGACACATATGACAGCTGCCGAGATTAAAGCGAGAACAAACGAACTCTATGCATCATTGCCATTAGATGAAGAGGAGCGTAAAAGTAGGCTTGATGTTCGTGAAGAGGTGATTAAACTAAACTATGACTTTTTCAAGTTTGTTGCCAGCAGAACCCACCCAGTCGGAAATCATTTTGATTTTGATGATAAGGTAAATTCGGGAATATTGTATTTCTTTAATATTTGGCACCAGTATCATTGGGAAGGTCATACGAGAATGGATTTGTGCTTTAGTACATATTTCTATCCCAGAGTATCTAAAGGACTTTATCAAGACTTGTCTGACATTAAGTATACACCGAAAAGGCAACTAACCCGCAAAATTGCTAAACAACTTGGTAAGCATTGGGCAGAGGTACGGAAAGAAGATTTGGCAGACCCAAGATTGGTTTTATCCCCTGCAGACAGAAAATATGCTGAAACACTATTTGAAATACCCAATATGAAATCTTTGGATGATGTTGGTATGTATATTCCACACGAAAGGTCAGATATATCTATTGCTGACCAAATCACAGACGAGTATGATTCTATCGAAGATTTACTCATTAAAGAAATGGTATATAATGAGAAAAAATTGTCGGACAATTATCTGCAAAAATTAGCAGATATGCTCTGCCTTGATATTGATGACCTTATGCGAGCAAGACCACTCGCAGAGGAAATGCTACTTGAAAGACTAAGGGAAAGTCAATTCCTTAAAGATACATTTGTTTAATTAGTTAGAATATCAAAGTATTTCGCCCATTTTGATATTTTAATTAACAGCAAAGAACTTTATCAAATAAAACAGAAACCCCACAGAACGCATTTATTTGTGTCCTGTGGGGTATTTTATTTACCTGTGTTATGATTTCATTACATACTTTGCTATCATATCAAAATTAGCAGGGTGAATTTCGTCACAGTAGTAAATACGAGATTTACGAAGGACATCACCATCGTATGGACAGATTGTATTTGCCCAACTGTATACTTTATCATCAATTCGGGCATCCCAATCACCGTGTACTACAGTCATATATGCAATAATTTCCTTTGCCTCATTGATTCCAAGTTTCTCAATGAGTCTGTCAGCACATACTTTCGGACCATCATCACGAGTTTCCTTATAGGTATCAATAAGGATTTTCTCATTGTCCCTTACTCTCTTTATGTCATTAAGCGATTCCTCATTTGAGTAATCATCACTTGCTTTTACATACTTTACCATATCTACATTACTCCCAATTTCCTAATTTTTGAGCAATTTTGAGCCAAAAACTTTCAGGGTAGTGTGTTCCAAGTCTATACAATTTGTATGGGTTGTACATCCAATCAAATGAACACATATCACCGCTATCCCCAGAATATCCCCAGTCATCATCAGAATCGCCATAAGTATAGTATGAGAATCTCTGCTCAAAACTTTCACCAATTCCGTCTGAATTTTGACCAGCAATATATTCGCTTACATCATCAAGCTCATCTTGCGTAAGGGGTTCATAGGTATCTACAACAATAAACCCAGAGCCTTCGGTGTTTTGCATAAGCACCCAATCAATACTATTGATTTTATCCTTTCCAAGCCCATCATAATACTTGGCTAAATTCTCTTCAAAAAGAAAATCTTGTGCTTTCTCGTATTCCTCATCATCAAACCAACTTCCGTGGTCGCCAGGCTCGCCATCCAACTTGAAGTGAGTTGCATACCTACACCGATTGTTTTCATCAGCCTTTATATACTTAATCATAAATCAATCCCTCTGTATAAATATAATCAATATCTATCGCTGTCAAGCATATCAAGCAGTTCATTTGCCATATACTCATAAACTGCCCACACAATGTCATTTTTGGCATATTGGTCATTCATAAGCAGACTGACGCTATCATTGTTGCTTTTTATGTGTTCTATAATAGAATCAGCAAGATACTCGTCATCCTCAAAGAAATCATAAATCTCATCATAGTAAGTATTGTAATATGCCTCAGTGTCATCATAATATATCAGACTTGGAACGGTGCCAGATGCACAACCGTATTCAACTATTCCTTGAAGTCGCTCAATAAAATTTGCTATTCTGTCATCGCCCTCAAAGTCAAGTATATCATCCTCAATATCCTCAACAAATGCCTTGTGCATTTTATCAATGCTTGCAAATTGCTCTATAACTCTTTCTGCATCTGCCATATTGGTTTCCTCCGCACCGTATATTTTATTATCATAGTCCGCTTCACCTTGGTCACAAACAGGACAAGTACCCATTTCGTCAAGTAACCTACCACAGTTTTTACACTTTGGCTTGTTTCTTTCCTTTTCCATTTCCTCATAGATACTTTTCAACTCTGCAGGTGAAATCTTATCTTGCTTACTCTGCCAGATACAGAACAGCTGCGGGTCATCGTATCTATCGAAATTGTAGTGGTATCCATTTCTGGTCAATGAATCAATTATTGTTTGTCTGTCTATATACATAACAATTACCAAGTCAAGTCCGATTCTACTGAAACAATCTCTAAATCCTGGGCAGCTTCCCACAATATTTCTTCTTCAGCATCCTCTGGATATTCATATGTGTGGTGTGTATCGTAGTAAACTTCCTTAGATTTTTCGTTATCACAGAATATAACATCAGCATAATAGTTTCCGTCATTGTCTTCGTGGACATATCCAACAATACTCAAATCCAATTGTGCAGATTCAAGTGCATCTTCTCTTGCATCATCTTCGTCAAGATACTCGGTATCATATGTGTTTTCTACACCATTGAATGATACAGTTACTTTGTATGTAGCACTCGCAACTATCTCATAATACTCATCTATGAGCCAATCTACTGTGCTATTAATACCATCATAAGAAACTGATATATCTGTATCCCAGACATCACCAGTTTCTTCATTATATGGCATATTAAGATATTCAAAGTCAAGGTCATACGGTTTATATTCACATACCTTCATACAGAGGTGTGCAGAGGGATAATCAGGGTTTACAATATCGCCATCGTCATAATTAGGGTCAAATCCATCCTCAAATCCCATAGCAATGCAAAGTCCAAAATCAAGTTCATATGCAGAAGTATACTCAGGATTTTCAGCAATAAACTTTGCCTGTTTATTTGCCCACTTCTTTGCATCGTCACTATTTACTTTATACATACCGTTAGCAAAATTTTTAACATCAAACATTTACATTCACCTCAAATTAAAAATCATTTTTAAGATATTTTATACAGTCAAGGACAATTCCCCATCTACTATCTGCTGATACATTTATATCATAAATGTGATTGCCCCTACAAATAACCCTTACAAACTCACCGTAAGTAGCCCCATTTATAGTATCACCACTTGTAGTGAAGATGTCCACTGGATTGTCTATTGTGGGTTTAATATAGTGAAATTCACAACCACGAAACTGTGGAACTTGGTCAGATAAAAACTTACCAAAATTTGAAACAAATTCTGCCTTATTTTCTTCCGCTGCCTTAATATACTTAATCATAGTAATATTACCTCACTTAATCTAATTGGTATTAGTGATTTATAAGTAATCATAGTTTATACACCTTGGAACAGTTATCTGCCCAACTTTCTTTGAACCAAATCAATATGCTCACTGTGTATGTTGTCAGCATCTAAGTCTGCCTCAAGCATATCCTTCAGTTTGTGTGCATATCTGTCAAGTGTATCTAAAACCTTATCTGGTGTGCCCTTAATTTTCCTGAATGGCAAATTTCTTGAACCATATGCAAGATACCTATTTTCAGGCTTTATAAAGTACAACTTATCGGAAACCTCAACCTCAAGTTCACTTGGCATCTCATCATCAACAGTCTTATTTCTAAATCCATCGTGGATAAAGAATCTGATATGTAACATATCATTATCTCTTATGTTGTTAGCAGTTTCGGAACTGTCTGCTGAAAGCAACCAGCGAATATAGATATACCCACCTAAATTTGTACCGAGTTCTGCAACGCACTCGCTGTCAGGAAATACACTGTTGTATATATTCTTAACACGAGTGAGAAACTCGTCTATTGTCATATTTGTATTTGTATCTGCCTTTACATACTTAACCATAGGTATTAGTTCTCCCCAGCATATCCAGTTCTTCTAATAAAACCGCCGTTAACAAAAGCAAACTCGTCATCAGACAGTCTGTCAAATATATTATCTCTGCCTATCTGCTCAAAGTCAACGAATTGCTTTAATTCTTTAATGTATTTATGTGGGTTATTGAGCATTTCTTGAACCTTACTATCTACATTACTGGTAGTTTTGGCAATGCTTTTCTTTAATCCCTCGATGTCAAAATACTCTGGAATCTCGCCATAATCTGTAAACGAGTTTATGTAATCACAAAAACGATTTGCATCTTCACCAACCAGCATATATCCAACTGCATAATAATCTGCTACACCAGGATACCACTCATAGTCTCCCACATAAAACTTATCTGGTGTAACCCCGAAGGCTCTACTGGCTGCTTGGTATATCTCATCTTCAAGTTTCCTATTGGGCTTAACATACTTAACCATAAATTACACCTCGTGAACGTCAACAACCTCAACATACCAGCCACCATTTCCAGCAACTACAAGATTGTTTTCTTCTGCATATTCATCAACTGTCTGACCATATTCTGTAATGTCGAATAAATCATAATAATCTGCGATTAAGTTTGATTCCTCTGATTCGAGATGGTCAACAACCTTATCAATAGCTTCCTGCTCATTGTAGGCATAGACTTCCTCTGTATAAGGATGTATTGTACCATTTCCAATGGATACCGAATACAGTGTTTCACCATACTCATTTTTACTGCTCATAATTGTATCAAAGTCATCATCGTCTAAATCGCCATTGTAGTACGGTGATTCAATGTTGTCAAATCTGTCTGCTTGCATTTCCCAGTCTGCATCATCCTCATCATAACTTCTGAACCACTCATATGCCTCGGATTTAGTATCAAATACCGCATCAGCATAGTCAGCATCAGGCTCATACAGTTCCTTATCACCCAAAACGCAGATATACTGGTCGCCATCGGTATAAAGTGTATAATCGGTTATAAATCCATCGAAATCTCTGACAGACTTACACTCCAATTCTCTCCAACCATTTTGGTCATAATCGGATTTAACATACTTAGTCATATACTCATTTCCTTCCTATCAATAAGTTATAGTTGTCTTACTGACAAGGTTTATTATATCACATATTCTGCAAAATAAAACATTAAATTTGTCCAACCTATCAACTTTGTAACTTATGTACAAAACTTATATCTAATTTTAGATATAATTTACAATAAATTACAACACCGCTTCCATACCCTTTTTATCACCACTGAGGTAAATAACGGGCATTTTTGTGGAGTTTGGTCGAAATTCATATTTGACTCCGTAACCGCCATATGAAAGCTTCGAGGCAGTATTTACGAATAATTTATCTACTGCTGTTACCGTATATGAACTTGGATTAACTCTGAAATATTGCTCTCTCATAACCATAGGTAAGTGGGTATGAGAGTGAATATAAATGTCAGTATCAACAATACTTGCCATATCAGCTAATCGTATTGCTTTTGCACCCTCTTTTCTACCACCGCCAGAACCGTGGTTTACAAAGAATGAATACGGTATTTGTCTATTGTGGTCGTGTGTATTTCCGTTTCCAACTCGGACAAACAACACAGCTGCAGTCCTTGTATATCTATCATAGATTCCAAGTTCTCTGGCAATTAAACCTGAAAGGTCAATGCCATCTTCTTTCCAAGTCCTATCCTCGTGGTTACCGCTTGTCATAAGCAAAATCTTATCCTTGATAGGACTCAATAATTCAACAGCGGTTTCTAACTGTTTCATTGGAGTTACTTGCTCTGCATAGCAATCACTTACACTGGTCTTTGTGGCATTGTTCATCAAATCGCCATTAAGAATAATGTAAGTTGCAGGGTTTTCTCGAACATCGTTAATCTGTTCCATAACCTCATTCATTTTGCAGAAAGCATCACCAATATGCCAGTCTGCACCAATCTGGATTTTTACCGTAGAGTAATTTCTCGGTAAGTCTACCTTAACTGTTTGCATCTACTCACCTCATAGTGCTTTATTCTGTATATTTCTGTTATTCGGTTTTGTAGTATTCAGTTTTAATTTGGGTGGCTGTTTGGGTATAAAAATACACCAATAAACAGCACCTATAATAATTAAAGGTTACTTTTATTGGTGTCATTCTAAATTATTCAGTATTATAAGGAAAATCCCTCTGGGAGAGGTTTGTGAGGATTTTTAATTATGGTAAATGTTGCCTTTGATATTGCGTGCGGGTAATAAATTGTAACAAAGTCTGTACCCTCGTTGTCAACTACTTGCCAATCTCCATCCAGCATAGCCTCATCCTTAATCTTTCTTAATTTATCTTTGCACTCCTGTAAAGTTCCAGCAAATTGAATATCAAAATCTTTATCGGGAATATTTAATCCTTCGGGGTCATACCATTTTGATGTTTTAATAACCCAATGTGGATACTCTTTGGCATCTCGATTAAATTTATCTATTGCTTCTCTGCATTGATATAGAGGCATACGATTTATGCCAGTATCTTCTATATCAATCCCACAACGTACATACTTAACCATAGTAAATTACTCCTCAGTAAACATACAAACTGCATCAATTTCCTCAATATAGTAAATCGCTACTATTTCCTCAGGAATACCAAATGCCTTTTCTACAATCTCGTAAATGTCATACGAGTGTTCCAGTTCACCAGAAAGACTGATATATCCTTCAGAATCTACAAGGATTGGATTCCATTGCCCTGGATACCCAATTTCCTCATAGTATGAATACTCTGAGGAATATGGTGCAAATGCAGTCTTGACTACACTTTCAAAATTAGCCCAATCTGTGGTATAGCAGTTTTTACTTACTGCATTGGAGTGGTTTTCTATTTCATATTTCGTAAGGTCTGCATTGAGATACCGTTTAGCAGAAATGTACTTAATCATATCATTCTACCCCTTATACATAATAATCGTGTTATTATTCAGCATTAAAGTTTCCTGACAAAACCTGATTAATAAGTCCATCTCTTTCCTGCACTGTAGCATAAGCCATATCCAAACCATTTCGAGATATATAACGGAAAGCATCATATAAAGTGGAATAATCAGCCTCGGAATAGATATTATCGTTGTCAAATAAATCTGCTTCCCAAGAATCTACAATACTTTTCATTTCATCAATATCAGCCTGTAAATTACGAAATGCCTTTATTGCATTGAGCTTAATCTCTGAATTGGATTTATCTGATTTAATGTATTTAATCATTCCTTCTCACCGTAACCTTCAAGAGATTTCTTCATCTTTTTAGCCCAAGATGAAAGGGATTTATTATCATTCTTATTCCATACTTCAAGGTTTGTCAAAGCACGGATAATAGGCTCTCTGCCTTTCTTGTCAATAAGTTCCTTAAAGTGCTTTATAGGTAAATCATCAACATTCTTTCCCTCAGGCACCTCAAGAATACCCTCATTCTCTGCCTTAATTTTAGCACCAGCAGTAATTACCTTTCCTGTGGGTTTAGTTGAAGCCTCAATATTCTCCGTGAGAATATTTGCAAGTTCAACAATATATCCGTCAAGGGTAACATTCAGTTCGGATATAACTTCTCTCGCTCTTGTCTCATCAACCTGATAAAGACCTTCAGTAATATATGCAAATTTATCACCGACTGCATTTATATCATCTTTAAGGTCATATTCGTTTTCTTCTGTACCAGCGATTTCTGTGGCACTGGTTACAGGGCTGTCAACTTTCTCCCTACGAGTAATTATCCTGTGCGAATATTGAGGTTCATTCTCTTGATACTCTTTAAGTGCTTGCTTAGCATCTAACCAAGTATCCTCTTCAAACAAATCATCCCAACCATAACCATAATTACCCTGCACCACATAAACATCTTTTGTTTTCCGCTGGTATGCAGACTTTACATATTTTACCATAATTACTCCTCCATAGTTACTGGTTTATTATAATTAAACACAATATATATCCAGTTGCCCATATCTTCAACAGTATCACCAGAATACTTTAATCCAAATTCACGGGCTTTATCAATAACCTTGCGAGCTATTTTACTATACGATACATCAACATTATATTCTTCTATGGGACTGCCATATTGAACTAACATTATGATTTGACTTAAATCCTCAAATGAATCTAAGTCAAAATCAATGTCATTGACATATCCGATTTCATCAAGTGCTTCAGATAATTCTGCAAGTGTATGATATATTCCAAGCTGAACTGCTTGGTCATCAACTCGTGAATTTCTCTGCCAGCGGTGGTTAGAAGAAGCCTTTACATACTTTACCACAATATTTCACCTCAAAATGTCTTAGATTCATCAAATGGAATCTTTGTCCAACCAAACATATCACAGTAATATGCTTGACCATCCTTAACAACTACATCAGACATAGACAATGTGTGTCCTTTGAAGTCGAATGGTCTTGTACCCTCATAATTGTTTCCGAACATTGTATAAATCTCTTCAAGATTACTTGTAGGTACATTGCCTTCCCAGACAAGATTATACAGTGATTCATCCCAACCATATTTTTGAGCACGATTATACGGCTCAAACATTATCCCACCCTTTGGATAATCGCTGTCTTTCGTATCGTAATATAATTGCATATCCCTATCATTGTCTATCTGGTAGATTTTTATATGTGTTAAGTTGTCGGTATTAGCCTTTACATATTTAACCATAATATTGTACCTCGCTTTTGCAAACCAAAATACACGGAATTATATCAAATTTGCAAACTTCTATATATTATAACAAAATTTACTCGCTTACCTTTGTATAACAAATTGTTATATATCACGTAACTGGTTCTGCTAAATTCAAGTTTAGAGTATATTCTATAATTTATATCTCATTAACTACAACAAATTAAATAAGTGGGGAACAATACTACTGCGGTAACAGTAATACTGTTCCCTAAAATTATTAAAGGTTAATTTATGCTTCTTCTATTGTTATAGTAGCTGAAATACCTGCATCTACACCCCAAGTAAATCCATAGGTATCCACACTACTGGATACTGCACCGCCACTTGAAACAGATGCATTATCGTAAATGTTTAAGTATCCTGCTTGCCATACCCCTGCACCAATGGAAAGCGATACTATTCCATTTCCGTAGTCACTTGCAGTTGTAGTTGCTGTAAATGTCTGTCCAGATATTTCAGCTGTAACCTTATAGGCTGTACCAACTGCAAGTCCTAAATTACCCTTATTTTCAACAGTGCCATAAACTCCATTATCTACGGTACCGTCTGCATCATCGGGGAGTGTAATTGCAACATCAGAGGTAGGAGTGGTATCTTTAGTATATCTAACCTTTGCAAGGGTTAGATAATCATAATCATCGTATCTTTCTGTTAAATCACAATGCATTGTTATATAATTGCTATTGAGTTCACAATAAAAATAGTTATCACTTGCAGCATAGAATGGAGTGTATGATTTATAAAAATTCATAGTTCCAGATTGATATAGCATACGTGCAACTTCTGCAATATATCCGTGTTTAATTTTTCCACCTGAAATATTAAGAGGTGTTTCCGAGGTTGTACTTGAACTTTCTTCAAGTTTGTATGTTCTTTCATACAGTGGCTCGCCAAGTAATGTACCGACAACCCTTTCTGATGTATCAAATGTAGCTACTGGAGATTCAGACAAATATTTTGCTGGGATTGGTGTTATTACCGTCTCAGTATAAGGTATTTCAATCCTGATGAGGTCGCCTGTAAAACCATCCATTAACCCGAGAGTAGAAGCATTATCATCGAGAATTACAGAACCAGTTGCAAAGTCTACTTTAACTTTGGAATAAAAACCAATTGTTGGGTCTTGTCCTTCATCAGTAAATGCCATAAATCCATAAATTGTTGTACCAGGTGCAAGTTCAGTATCTGTCATTACTGTAGCCGCACCATTAAATATAACTTCGCCTTCGGAAAATACTTTAATATTGACACTTTCAGTATTAGATAAATCAGGTGCAAATCCCTCTACTATAGAAAATGGGTCTGCTATGTTTACTGGAATATCACAATACTGGTGGTCTTCAGAAAATTCGTACCCCCCCCCAGCAGTGAGGGTAGATTCAAGAATATCAGTGTTACTGTTAAGTACAGCAACCTCTACTTTATCATTGCCATCAGGTTTTGCAAGGTGAAAATTATTTGTATATTGCATAATTAATTCTCCTTATATATGTTGTTAAAATTATATAAATATTCGTACTGATACTGGCTTATGCATCGACATCTATGGAAGCTGATTTATATTCGATAGTCCCATCTTTATAATGATTAATTGTTGAGTTCACAAGGGAACTACCATTAATTGTAAATGTTTGAGAGAAAACTAATGCAGATGTTTCTTCAAATAATATCTGAAAAGCCAACATAGCTATACCGCCAGGTGTTGTTACTTTTGCTCGTACAAATTTACCACTTAAAACTGCAGATTCAATTTCTTCATAGGTCTTATCACAAGAATCTATTTCTCCAGTATCGTCATTACGGGTGTAGGTAACTAAAAAGTCAGTACCCCCCCCCATATTGCTGTCGATAATATTAAAATTCTCGTTAAGGTCTGAGATATTAATATTATCTGTTCCTTCGGGGAGGTTAAGGTTAAAGTTAGTAGTGTGTTGCATAATTTATTTCTCCTTATAAAAATAATTTTAATGGGTTTCTATTGCCTCTGTAAAACACTTATAATTATTGTATCTTAACTGTTAGATTTAGTTACAGTAATAACAAAATTCTGAATCTGCCCATCAACTACTTGCTCAGGAACCCACCAAGCAGTCTTTCCATTTGTAGGTTGAAGCATAGGCTCATACATACCCGTAGATTCATTATGGATAACTCCAATCACCTCGGCATTATCAATAATATAGTTATTGTAAAGGGTCTTGTATGTGTTTCCATTATATGTATAATCTATGATGGATTCAGTAGTTTCACCGAGAACTTCACCATTAAGTTCAAATTTTAAATCATATGAATCGCCCGTTGTGAATCCAACAGAGTAATCCAATTGACCACAAGCTGCAGTAATTTCTGCACCAACGGGGTCAGTCATAGCTGTTCCATCTTGGGCATTTATAACAATCGGTGAAGCGGGCAATTTAGAATAAATATCTGCAAATATCTCGTCTAACTTATCCATATTCTCATTGAGTATGGATACTAATACTTTGTCGCTACCCTCAGGTAAATTAAATTCAAAATTGGTAGTTTTATTCATCTTACAGTCTCCTTATAACGTTTGAATTAATCATTAATGCTACTGATAACTATTGTATCGAATGCAGTTCTAACATCTTGTATTGTCTGTTTAGGTGTGATAAATGCAATATATCCATCACCAGAGACAGCCGTTGTACTAATTATACCATCAATGAGTTCAAATCTCGACAGTACATCTGACAGCCTTTCCCAAGTTCCTGTATAGCGTATTGACAGAGCTGGATGACCAGATGCACCAATAAGCCCACCATCAATTGACATAGTTCCAATAGTATATGTGTCAGAATCCTTATTGAACGAGACGGCATATGGAGTATCTACAGTTAAATGTAATTCACCTGTGCCGAAATATTGGAAAAAACTTGAATCATCTGAACTCATTCTAAAATCTGCAGGATTAAGTGATACAACTGAAGTTAATTTATTTGCGGGTAATATGGATAAATCTGCACTTGGCGGGTTACCTCCCGAAAGAACAACTATAAACCCATCTCCAATGGTAAGTGTGCCACTTTGAGAATCAAATAATACACTGTCAACAACCGTAGCATCCATACCACCATCAGCGAGTTCGGTCAGTGAGGTTTCATATGAAACTTTGCTGCCTGCTGGGTATGCTTCCCCTAAATCTGCTCCATCTACTACTGGTTCTTGCGAAATATAGGTAAAACTTGAACCATCCTTAGTTACTGTGAACTTGACCAGTTTACCTAATTCAAGCCCTAAATTTGCACCTGGAGATGTATACAGAAATGAACCATCACCTGCATCTAACCAGTCTGTCGGTTTAATGGTTACTGGTTGGGGTGGGGTAGGTAACTTGCTATAAATATCAGCGAGAATCTCATCAAGCTTAATCATATTCTCGTTTAAGTTTGATACTAATACTTTGTCAGTACCATCGGGCTGTAAAAATTTAAAATTAGTTGTTTCTTGCATATGAAATCTCCTTTTGTGTGTCAGTATAAATTATGATAATTTTATAACGTACCATATAGTTATCTGCTTTGTCTATTATGAAATACCCCCGAAACATTGAGGTTTATTGAACGGGCAGTAACTCCAGTAGCACCTAATAAAGTGCTGCTATCAGATGTATCAAATCCAGGGAAAGAATAACTTGCAACATAATCACGCAGGGCTGCTTTATACATTGTTGGCAATGTAGAGTTATATCCATCTGCGATACTTGTACCACATATGACTAAACTTCCTACGGTTCCACTTGAGTATAAAAATGACCTACTTAAATCCCAATTGGAGTTTAACTGTTCAACTGTGGTAAATACGGGCCAATGCGTTCTGGTTGAAAAGTATTCATCGAGTTGTGTTCTTGGAGTAGAATTACCATAATAATAGTTAAACCACCCAGTTGTCCAGTTAGTTGGCTGAGTGTCTAATGCGGTCGTGCTTGAAGCACTTGTGTAAAATTTACCAGTCTCAAAAAGTGGTGCGTGTCGATAAGAAAGATTCCAAACTGAGTTACCTGCATTAGCATCTGCTGTGTATGACCACTTGAAACCTGCTGAACTATCCGCATTCAACTCAGACAAATCAAACCCGAAATCAGAACCATCGCTATATGTTGTACCGCCACCCGTTGGACTTATGAATTTGATTGCTAAAACCACAGACCTACATAACCTACCATAGTCAGTAGAAGTAGCACTTGTACTAAGTTTTGTCTCGTGTCGGAATGTAAATATTGAATCGTTGTTTGCTGACGTATCATATTTTAATGCTAATTGTCGGTCTACACCACTAACTGTAGTTGAACTGCCTATATTAATATAGCATCGGTCACCAATGTCAGCAGAGCTACTACTCGATACATTAGTTAAAATTGAAACTTTCATATCTGAATTAGCTGGTGTGTCCCAAGTTAAGTTGGGACCATAGGTATTAGTAAAATTATTTCTAAATTCAAGTAAGTAGTGAACCCCTTTAGTTAATGTTGTATAAGATACACCAGTAGCAGTGTATGGCATTGTATTAGTTATTACTATTTTATGAGTTATATCATCATACCTAACTCCAATACCAACATTATCACCCTCTATGGTATATCCAGATATTACCTTCGGTTGATTGTCGGCAGTGCCAGTAATTGTTATACCTGTGCCAGCAGACAAATTTGCAGAAATGTTATAGTCCACTGAATTATCATTGGGGTCTATTGTCTGCACTACGGATATACCAGAGCCAGCAGAAACACTAATAGCATCAGAATTAACTATGGGTGTTCCGTCTGGAAGCCAGATATTCAAAATCTTACCTGAATCGTCAGTCCAAGCACCTAAAAATATTTTATCTGTGTTAGCTGCTGACATATTAGCAAGGCGAGATTTAAGTTGTGCAACAGTCTCTTTAGGAGATGTAGAAATGTCTCGCTTAATGATATTTACTGCACCCTTAGCATCACTATCTATGGGTTCAAGTTTTCCCGTTGCTGAATTATAAAAATACAGTGCGGGGTTTATTTTTTGTGTGCCATTTGTGTGTTGCTGAACAGAAAATACATTCGGAATTATATTTCCATTATCCTTACCAGCCTTGTTAGAGTATGTTGTTGAGGCTGGGGTAATAATAGAAGCAGAAGTCGATAATGTTGAACTATTGTTATTGACTTGGCTAATATCAATCAATGAGCCGTGAGTATCATCAGTATCGACAACATTTGCCTTAAAGTATTCTCTGTAATTAGGTCTTGCAAAGAATATTTGTGATATATCTGGTGTAAGAGTATTACCGAAATCATCAATATCCGTGTAGGCAGAGCCAACTGCCTCTGTAGTTGCAGATAATGCAAATGTCTTTAATATCTTTTTATTCAAAAATCCTGTGAATAAAACATTGCAATTACAAGTACCATCTATAAGTAACTTTATTGTTGCACTGTCATTACTATAGGAAATGACACCATTGAGAATTTTAGAATAGTCACCGACATCAGTAGCATAAGCAGTAGTACCATCTTCAACATCAAATTCAGTAATCCATTTAGTGTCATCAGAACTGATTACTGTACCAAAAATGGGTGTAGCAACAATTAAATATCTACCAGATAAACCTTTAAGATTTGTAGCATCTGAACTACCTGGCAAGGTGTATGTAACTATACTTCTATCATCAGTAGCCTTATTTATATGCAAAGCAAAGGAAGCCCCCATACCCATACCAGCAGAGAGCCATTCTTTTGTAGTCGGAAGTTCATCATTAGGATACAATGCACGGAATAATTTGTTAAATATTTCTTCCGCTGAATACCCAACTACTCTACCTTCATTATATATCTCGTTCATTTACATCACCTTAAACTATGTTATAAGCGTTTCCATACAGCCTAACACTAAACTGTTTTATTTGGTATGTTTGGGAAGTATCAAGTCCAGTCACATAAAATTTCAGTATTATATGAGATGAACTCAAAACAAGTTCTGAATTGATACTGCAAACATCATACTGATGAGTACCGCTAACCCCTAAAACAATACCAGATGATTCTATGTGAATATTTGAAAAATTTACAGCAGACACTGGGCTAATTCCAAGATTGTCTAAATCTAAATCAATTTCTTGGGATGTTGAACCCGTCAAAGCAGTAGATAATGCTTCTCCACGAATAAATAAGTCTTTATTGACTTTTCCACCAGTGAAAAATTGTCGTAAGCATAAATTAGCAGAAACTAATCCGAGTATGCTATCAGTATATGATTTAGATGTTATACTACCACCGATAAAGTAATTAGACACGCCATTCTGCAAAATTCCGCTTTGGTTCAAGTCCCAAAACAATTGATTGACTGCATTACCAAGACAATCAGAATTTTGATTTAATGGATTTATGTCAATAACACCATCAGGTGAAGGCTTTACCAGTTCGCCACCAGTAAAGCCAGGATTCTCTGTAGGATTTGGATTTATAATAATCCTTGTGTCATTCGTATCAGGCATTTAATTCACCTAATTTCAAGTAGTATATTAGGCAGTCTGCCCAAGTTAGCACAACTTATAAGCAGATGCTTCGCCCCAAGTGATTGCAGAAAGTTCGCTCCAAGTCTGATATGACGGTGTTGGGGGTGTGGGCGGTGTAGACTTTTTACCATACCCATCAATATAAGATTTTACCATATGACCAGCATAAAGAAAATCATTTAATGTCTTGCATTTCATAATACATACCTCACTATTGATAAAAATTAAATTATTCTTTATTTGCCTGCTTTGTAGCAGATTTCTTTGTAGTGGACTTCTTGGTTGTCGACTTCTTTGCAGTTGACTTTTTAGCTGTTGATTTCTTTGCAGGTGCTTTCTCGAGGCTGTCTGCCTTTTCAACAGAATCCTCTACAGGTTCGGTTTCAGTTGCCACATCTGTCTCAACAACATCAACAACCTTTACTTCTGCAACAACTGTCTTAGCATCATCCATATCCTTGCTCGGCTCAACAACTGCAGTAATTGCTTTAGCCTCAGACTTAATCTCATCCTGAGTTTTAGCATTCGCCCTAAAATTATTGAGTTTCTCAATAAACGCCTTTGCAACTTCTGGTGATACCTGCTGTGCTACAGGCTTAACAAAGTTGTTCTTTTCTTGCATAGGCTTATTTAAATTAGCCCTTTTGAGTTTCTTCTGTAATTCGTGAAATGTCATTGTGTTTTCCTCCGTTTAATCCTCTAAAAGTTCCTTAACACAGTCAATGGCTGTGTCAACGTCATAATCTCGATGAACTGAAATAAACAAATCATCGAAATCAATATCTATATTCAAGTCACCAGTAGATATAGCATAGACCACATCCCACATAAATGACTTAAATTCCTCATCAAATTCTGTACCAACAACAAGCATATTATTTTCGGTGAGATAGTCAATAAATGCTTCCACATCACCGCCAAACTCATCGTCTATAATTATCTGCATATCATCATTTGGATTATATGTTTTTCCGTCAAATACTATGTCATCATCAACACTGCAACAATACAAAATTGAATCTGTGTTGATAGGAATTGGATTGTCCGTACCCACAGTAAAGTCAACCAAATCAAACTTGTCACACAGATATGTGTACAATGCTTGTTCTGTCTTTGCATAGGCAGGGTAATTTACATACTTATAATCTAACTTGTCAATCAAAATAAATTTTGACATTACTTTTCAACCTCGTCATTCTCTTGAGTTTCATCTGGCTCTTGCTTGTCAATACCAGAAAGGAACAATTCCTTTATTTTATCCTCATAAGTCTTGACTACTTCTTCAAATGTCATTCTCAATCACCATCCCACTCTGGCACTGCTAATTCTACAGATTCTTCAATGTAGTCAATGTCCTTTATACGAACTGTCATTGAACTTGTTTCATCATATTCTAATGAATTTACATAATCTACAAATTCTTGACAATGTTCTTGCGTATCGAACATTATGGTCATTTGTACACCTGCCCAAACTACTCCATCTACAGATGAATGGGGCATAGTTAGTATATATGACTTATAATATGGAAGCATATTTACAACGTGGTCAATGTATCCCTCTGATACAAGCATTGTATTGATTACTGTTCCAATGCCAAGTCTCATATTTGTTCCATTATTATCAACCTGATTGAATGTCCACAATTCCCATTCCTGGTCTTTCGGAAATAAGTCTACCTCAACCTTAAGTCCACCCTCGCCAGTTATAAGGAAATTGCCATACCGTATTCCATTTTTAGCAAAATTAGTGTATGTACGAGTAGGCTCATAATAACTAAACACTGGTACGCCTATTGATAAGGTTGCTTGAGTTTGAGTACTTGCAAAAGATGATGCATCAAAGTGGAAGTAAGGGTATCTATATGTTACATACCTATACTCATCTTTTAAATACACTTGTTCTGCTTGTTTAATGTAATCAAATTCAACATCTTCGATAGAAACTTTAAACCACTCTGCCGAGTCATCTTGATTCCAAATAAATGATAACTGATTTTGCTTGGGGACTAATTTATTATTTCCAGATAAAGTATCAGTTCCAACTTTACCATTGTAAACTATATAAGCAGTATATTCATTGACTACACAATACATTCCTGATGGATATGCTTTAAATGTGACTTGAGTAGTAATGGATTCTGTATTGGTTTTTCCAGTTACAGTGTATTCTTTATTGGTGTCTATATCAAAATGAATATCATTGAAAGTATATTGAATTGCGGTACCTTCACCATACGGTATAATACTTATTTCACAGTCATTATACCTGCTATCTAAAGAATCAAATTTATCAGCATAAAATGGGCGGTTTTTAATGTAACTGCCCTCAAGATTATTATTTTCTGTATAATCTGACTGTATGGTTTCAACATCGACATCCTCTTTATTTGAGGTATCGACTAAATAAATATCATAAGTATCTATCTTTTGAATCGGCTTTACAGAATTACAATCACTGTCATTTGTAAGATACCATCCCATTATTGGTCTGTTTCCGCTGAAATCATACCAACCGTAGTGAACAGTCCAAATATCACTATCAAATCTATTAAGTTTTATTTTATACCCTGGATACAGTTTTATATCCGAGCCAGGAATTTCAATGTAAATGGTCTGTGAAGCCACTTTGCCACCCCTTCAAATAAAAATAAAACTACTGCAAAAGTTTTCCTAAAATTATTAAAGGTTACTTTTACAGTAGGATTTCATACATTATTCAGTTTTTAATCTTGTGTACTACAATATCTTTTGCTGGTTTGTCCTTGTTTACGAATGTGGGTGCTATCCACTTTACAATAAGTTCTGTTCTGCCTTTGCCAGTCCAGTAATGATGCCAATGGGCACCCCTAATGTGTGGTGACTTCTCGCCCGAACTACCTGTGTGAATTGCCACATTATCAGAATGTTGTTTAGCACCTTTATCTATTTCAGTCTGTTTACGAATCGTCTTACCAATTCGTACACCAACCTCATATTCCTTAAACTCAGAAATATCATTTTTAGGGCGATAGTTGGCTGGATGGTTTTTATATGTTTTCTTGGACTGTTGCGACTGTTTAATCTCTGCATTTTGACAAGTGATGTATCCTATCAGTTGTAGCATTATTTCAGATATAGCAACCCTGTTGTACTTATAGTCATATCTCTCATCTGAATTAGTGCTTGAGAATTGTGATGTAACTAAGTATTCATCTTTCTCTGGTAACTTGTTTCGCAAATCAAGTTCACTCAACTCAATGTATCCATCATCTATTTTTGCACCATAATAGAACGAGAACATATTTTTATTTTTGTTTATGAGATAGTTTGCTATAAGTACATAGTTTTCAACATATCTGAATGAGAGAAAACCAAATTGGACTGGTGCTAAATCAGGGCAAGCAGAAAAGTCAAAGCATAAATCCTGATATGGCAGATTTGCTAATTGGTCAATATGCAACTTAAAGTTTGGTGTGTTTATAAGCATATCAACAAAATCTTTATCAGGTTTATAGACCGTCTTGTGCCTCATCCAGTCACTTACTAACAGCGGAGACATAATTAAATCTCGCAAATCTGTCACCAGTGTAACGAGTTCTGCATCTGATTTAGCATTACCTATTCGGGTTGCATTGTCATATAGCAATTTAGAATTTAGTATGCTAAAGTCACCCTTGTAATTGGGGTGCATAAAACTATTTGATATGGCAAATTTTTCAAACTCATCTTGATTCCATTTAGATATGCCCTCTTTGAATAACGGCATTTGAGTTTGGAACATACCCTTTAATGCAACCCAAGTATCATTGCCGTATGCCTCTACCATATCTTTTGCTATTTCTTGTGGAATATACATAATTAAACTCCTTTTCGCTAACTGTACCTTCTAAATATTATAACAAAATTCTGGATAAAAAATAAACCCCACAATTGATGTGGGGTTCACAAGTCTAAAGGCAGATGGAAGGCTGTGGGTATTTACCTCAAAACAGCATTGAATGTGCCTCGGTATGCGTAGCAAATTAATTGTAAATTTCAGTATCATTTGCTTGTTCAATAAACCATTTTTCAAGTTCGAGAGCTGTGTCTACTAAATCTTTATAGTTTTCCAAATTTTCAAGAGTTAAGTCCACACATATGTGTCTACCTGACCTGCCAAGACCATAGACTTCGATGCCAGTTTGTTCTTCAAACTCATCAGAAACTGTCATAGTTAAATCGTAATAGTCCTGGTCAGTAAAGTTTGGATTATCAATATCGTACAGTGTGTGATTATCGTGAAGTTGTAAGTACATAGTGTACCCATCTTCATAGTATTTAGCTTCATAAATTAAATCCTCTAAATACTGTTTGGTTGCTTCAAATATTTCTGGAGTTATGCCTTGCTCTGCAATATAGTCCTCATCGAAACCATCAATACTGTCAGCATCATAGTCATAATAAATATCACTGACATACCTGCCGTGATTTGACCAGGAAATGTCTACACTTGTCCAAAGTTCATTGAGTAAATCTTTGTTTATCTTTGCCATAGTTAGTTCTCCCTTGGCTCATTAATAATATGGTCAACTTCATAGTTTATATCATAATTAAAGACACTATCAAACATATCAATAGCATTTGCTAACTTGATTATCTCGTCATCCGTGACATCATCAATACTGTCGATTGTATATGCCCGTTCAACTAATGCCAATGCGGTCATAAACTCTACCCAATCCCAGTTATTAACAAGTTCATTATAGTGTTCTCGTACTCGTTTAACATCTACCATAGTGTAAAATCCTCCCAGATTTTTATTCAATTATATATAAGGTTACTTTAACAATGACCTTAATAAATCAATGTTTCCGTGTATATCCAGTTTATTATCAACTAAATAATCAGCCACCACACTCTTTGAATAGAGTACATCGTGTACTCTCTCATCAATGGTATCTTTTGTTATCAATGTATACACATTTAATGAACCTGAAAGACCTATTCTATGCACCCTATCTTCGCACTGCAACTTGTCTGTCGGTGTCCACGGCTCATCATAAAATATGACATTATTGGCTGCGGTGAATGTATGAGTTGTTCCCGCCTTACTGACTGTGCCAAGCAATATTCTGCAGTTTGGGTCGGTTTGAAACCTTTGCTTGTTGGCTTCACAGTCATCCTCTTTCATAGTACCTGTGTAGGTTGCAATATTTTTATACTTTGAGTGCAAGAATCTGTAGGCAACTCTAAGTGGCTCTAAGTATATTGAGAATATGACTACCTTTTCACCGTTTGCAATGATGTCATCAACAAGTTCAAGCAGTCTGCTCATTTTCGCATTTTTGCTCAAATATGAATTATCAATGGTAATGTCGGTGTCAATAAGTTCTGGCGAATCGTTTATCTGTCTTAATCTCAACAACTTTGTCATTGGATTAAGTTCGGAAACCAACTCAAACTCTGCCCGCCTTAACTGTTCCTCATAGGCATCAGTAATTTTCTGCTGACAGTCCGTATTCTCAACATATTCAACTATCTGCACTTTGTCTGGTAAATCCAAAGCCTGTGATTTAAGTCTGCGTAGCATATTGCCCTGTAACAATTCTTTCAAGTAGGGAATGTTTTTATATGAGATTATTTCGTGACCGCCAAAACCACCATAAACACAGAAATGTTGACACCACAGATAATATGAATTGAAATTATGAGCATCTATTAACTTAAGTGGCAAGAACACATCTGTCGGCTTATTGACTATCGGAGTACCAGTCATAGGTATCCAATAGCAATTTGTACCTGTCTTTCGTTTAATCTCAATAATGCATTTACCCTGTGTAGACTGTGGTGAGATACCCTTATGCACCTCATCAATAATACACATATCAATAGTACCATTATTAATTTGCTCTATCAATTCTTTTGTAAAAGGATACTCGTACTTATTCTTTACTTTCTGCTTTTGCCTGATTGCCTCAATGTTTACAATAATGAAGTAGGGTAATTTTCTATTATCATCACCGTACATTGTACCAGTCTGTAAATCGTGCAGCTTATCTTTACCAGAGCCAACTTTACGCTTGCCATTTTTCCTAATTCTTGAACCTAAAATATACCCTTGATATTTACCCTGTGTCTGTTCCTCAATCTCGTGTTCCCAGTTATACTTTGAAGAATTAACACAACAAATTATCAAGCAGTGTTTATAGTTCTTTTGCTCTTTATGGTAAGTTGCAACGAGAATACTTGATAGACTTTTACCAAGACCTGGTTGGTCTGTGAGTAAAAATCCACTCTTGTTCCCCTTGTTTTCTCGGTCAATAGCAAATTTCAATGTATCAATTTGATGTTGGTACAAATGACTACCGTCTTTGCAATATAAAGTTATTCCCGATAAATCGACATCTGGAATGCTTGTAGTTGCTTCCATTATGGCATTTCTGCCGATGTCCTCATCAGAAATAATGTTTAATGAGTTTTCCATAGGTGTTCCATAAATTTGATTTAAGAACATACCAACCTTAGCAGATGGGACACTCCAAACCTTTCTGTCGGGATTCCACCGCCTACCTGGAACTAATTTAACTCGGTTAATCAGTTCCTCATTATATGGAAATTTAATCTCATAGGTATTGTCTGTCTTGTTTTGCTGAACAATTATCATTTAATCACCAAAGCATTTAATTTCACATATATTATAACAAAATTTCAAATAAAAATCCACCAATGCTTTGCACTGATGGACTTATTTAAAAATTAATATAACCTTGCACTTATTTGTTTCGACCAACTCTGCGAGATTTTTTATATCTCGCCCCAGTAGTCTTATCTCGACCTTGAAATTTCTCTCGCATAGAGGCAGTGGACTGTGCAATCATTTCCTCTAAGGACATATCGCTCTGCGATTTACGATTCTGTCTTTGGGATTTTGTTGATGCTGGCATTTCCGTTGCATCTGCCTTTCGCTTAATGTCGTTGTCTAATCTTAATGACAGTTCAACTGGCTTGTCTTTCCCCTCTACCGCTGTGGCAGTGTAGTTATCACCAACAGAAACAAAGTTTTCAACACTATCTATAAACTCATTTGAGATTTTAGATTTATGAATAAACCCCGTTTCACCATCATCAAGTTCAACAATAACACCACTTGAAAGAATTTTCTGTATGCTTACTGCATACTTTTCATTGAGTTTGAGTTCCAAAAAATCACCCTTAATAGAAATATTTTAGGAAATGGTTGTTACTACATCATCATAGTTAGACTCTGTGTATTTCTTAACACCAGCTAAGATTATCTGGATATCCTTGATATTATTAAGTCCTTTGAACAGTGTCTTAATCTTATTGTCATCAAGGTGGTCAAGTAAGTCATCTACAAGAACCAGTTTAAGTTCCGACTGGGCATTAGCAATTAAACAAAGAAGCATAGCGAGTGTAAATATGCACTTCTCACCAGATGAAAGCAAATCAAAGGCAATGTACTTATCATTACGGACAAGACCGAATGAGAAACTGTTTGCTTTTTCCTCAAGTATGAACTTTGTCTTTAATGCTTTATCACCGTAAAGTGCCTGAATATAATTGTCCATATTGTCAGCAAGTAACTCAAATGCACCGTTTGTGATTTGGCTTTGCAGACCATTTGCACCAGTCGATTTAATCCAGCCTTTAAGCATATTAAGACTGTCATCACAAGCCAACTTGTCTTTTGTGAGTTTGTCAACCATACCATAATATTTAAGGTTAGTTTCTGTGGTAATTACCTTATCGGTAAGTTCGTTAATTCTTTCTGTAAGACCTGCAACAGTATATTCAGGCGGGTCCATAAGCGGAAGAATACTATCCTTAAGTCTGTCTCGTTCAGCATATAGATTTTTAATTGAATCTACTTTACTGGTAAGCTGATTGAACATTCGATAAAGACCGTCACGATTTTCCTTGTCTTTTGCAAGTTCTGTTTCAGCAATCTTAATCTCTGCCGACAACTCATTGTACTTATCCTGATATGACTGTTTGAGCGTGATAATGTCATTACAAGATTTCTTTGTGTACGGACAAACCCCATCTGTGTTAAGTATAGTGCTGAGGCTGGATACCTCACCTTTAAGTTTGCTAATACTATCCAGTTCCTCAGTTACCTTACTATCTAAATCGCAGTAGGCACTTTTAGCATCTAACTGCTCTTCGATAGTTGTATAATACTCATCGTCATCATCTAAGGTATCCCTGAGTTTAGAGTAGTCAGAACTGCTAAGCTTTGCCTGAATGAGTGCATTGTGTCGTGACCTCTCCTCATACTGAATGGCATAGGATTTCTTTGCATTTAACTGTGATATTTCATTTCGTAAGGATTCAATGTCAACAGTTGGTGTATCAATGTCATCCATATGCACCATATTTTGAATCGTACTCACAATTCGTTCAAGGTCAACCTTTTTATTGGACTGTATAGTTTTGAGGTACTCATTTACATCTTTGAGAGATGCAATATCCACCTCTTTACCGCTTGTATAGTCAAGCATCTGTTTCTGTAAAGTAATGTCAGTGCCTTCTTCAAGGGTGAACACACTTTCCCATTTCAGCTCGCTACCATTATTGCCCAAAAATGAAATAAACCACTCTTTAAGTTTATTTGCGGTCATACCAATAAACTCATTAAAGTTAAACACAGGCGATTCAATGTCTGCAATAATGCCTGCCAAGTCAACCTGAGGCTCAACCACAAGATTTACACTGGCAGCCCCCTTACCGCCAGACTTAGTACACTCACGAATAACAGATACTTCCTCACCGTCTTTATCTAATGTGAGTGTAACAGACATCTTGGTGTCATTGTTACAGTGACTGAAAATACCAGCAGGTGTCTTGTTATAATCAGGTATGTAACCAAGCAGTGCAAACTGAATTGCCTCAAGAACTGTTGATTTACCTGCACCATTGTTACCAAACAGATAAGTAAAATCCTTGAAATCATAGGTTACATCATCATAGTTGTGCATACCTTTAATGTTGATTTTTCTAAGTTTAATCATTGTTCGATTCCTCCACTAATGAGTACACGGCAACGGTTTTACCTGTATACTCGCACTTTGTTTTTCCGATAACCTTGACTTTGCCTTTAGATACCAATTCGGTTAATCTTGGAGCACTGTGGTTTCTTTCCGCTGTCGGTACAAACCCCTTCTTGTACATCTCAATTGCAACCTCTTTAGCAGTCAAATTTTTGCCTTTCAAAATTGACATAATCTGCATATACCTTTTGGCTCTGTCTACTTTGCCATTGGACTCAGCTCGTGTTTTAGTGGTTATGTTATCAATCAGCATCGCCATCTATCCCCCTGTGATTAAATACTTTATCTGCATAGAAATCTTCACCAATTTCAAAACTATCTGTATCAATGTAAATTTTAAGTTTCGGACTGGGAATCTCTCTATTGATTATTTTCTGCAAATACTGAATACCTCGATACTCAGCACTATATTTTGTAACCTCAGATTTCTTTGTAAATCTAAAATTAAACCCTGTGAACTCACCTATATACTCGCAACCGTGCGTAGTCGGTGAGTATACAAATATTCTATCACTGCCATAAAGATTGTCACCCTTTGCTGGATGCCTAAATGCAAAGTGCAAATGACCGCCATCGGACATAAGCGTTATGGTGCCTTTGCAAGACTCAATAGCACTCTTTAATCCAACTACTGATTTAATTTGATGTTTTAAGTATCTTGTCTCATCCATTGAAATTCCCCCTTAATATTCAGTCCCACAATACTCACACTTGTGTCCGTGTACTGTTGCACCGCAATTTTTACAATTTGTTATTTTGGGTTCAGATGAATTATCCACACCCCAACTACATACCTCAGACTCAACTGATACAATGAGGTGATTTCCACCTAAAGATTCTAATATGTCATATGGAATTGTATAATAATTCATAGTTATTCCCCCTCACATATTATAACAAAATCTAACACAAATTTATTACTCAAAATCCATAATATCTCTCCCGCTTTCTTGGTCGTATTGCCCACTCGCTGTGCCATTCCTTTGTCATTTATTCTACCTACTCTACTCTATGTAGTCATCATATATTTGAATATCAAATTCATTATCGGAACGAAGATAGATAGTATCCTGAATTATAAGCGGATGTCCAACTGATTTAAGTAATTCAATTAAATCCTCAAGTGAATTTAATTCAACCTCATAGATATAAACCATATCCCCAAATTTTGTCTTATATGATTTGCCGAGTTTGGCTTCTTTACAGGGTTTGGATTCAGACCACGAATTACTTGCACAATAAATATTAAACTTCATAGTGTACCTCACTAATTTGCCTTAAAATTATAAATGGGTTTAATTTGATTTATAATCTCTGCTGTAGGTTCAATACATTCTACAATTTCGCTCTTGTCTTTATATGCCATTGGGGATTCATCTAATGTACTTTCACTAATACAAGTAGTAAATATACCACTCATTTCTGAACGGTACTCATCCATAGACAGATTTTCAAGTGCCTTTGACCTTGATAATATTCTACCAGCACCGTGCGGTGCAGAACAATTCCAATCCTCATTACCTTTACCAATACAAATTAACGAACCATCTCGCATATTGATAGGAATAAGTAATTTTTCACTCTTTTGGGCGGATACAGCACCTTTACGAACTATGTTATTCTTTAAATCAATATAGTTATGGATTGTTTCAAAGTGTTCATAGTCAGAAAGTGACTTGTCAAAGTAATTTGAAAGAATTAACTCTGCTATCAACTCACGGTTAAGAGTAGCAAATTCCTGACAGATTGCCATATCATCAAGATACATTTGGCGGTATTCACCAGTAAGGTAACATAAATCTTTTGGAATCGATGATTCCTTGTACTTAAATTCCCTTTTCATCTGAATGATAGCACCCTGAATCTCGGTTCGTCTTCCTTGCACTTTATAATCTTCAATTAACTTTTTCTGTGCTTCATAGAGTTTATCAGCACCTTTTGCAATATCATAAGCCATTGCTTGATAGTGTTCTGCAACCTGCTTCCCAAGGTTGCGTGAACCAGTATGGATTACAAGATAGATGCAACCATCATCATCCTTGTCGATTTCAATAAAGTGATTACCGCCACCCAGTGAACCGAGGGAACGGATAACACGCTTTGAATCCTTGATATTTCTGTAACAGTTCATTTCCTGAATCTTGGGAAACCTTGCTATTCTACCTTCGTGAACCTCGCATCCGTAAGGAATGTTCTTTCTTATGATTTCGTCAAGTTTATTGAAATCTATTTCGTTATTTCCAAGCTTGACACAGAGCATACCACAATTTCCAGTTACAGAAATTTTATTATTTCTGCGAATGACAAAAGCATCTGTGGATGTCTTAAAGCAGTATTTGAATCCGTCAACACATTCTATCTTAACTGCGGATACAGAGTCATTTTTATATCCTACATATTGATTTTGTGTAGGTATGACACTATAGTATGTGCTCCACGATGAATTATCTGACTTTAATTCAGATATTGTACTTCGCACACCAGTAGCCGAAAAAGCAAATTGAATTACATCTGCATTTTGCTTATTGACAGTATAATATACTTTATGGTTTCGTTTTCTGTCTATGGAACCATCCCAAAATAAAGCCTCATCACACACTGTCATAAGTTGTTGCTTAGACGCTCTATAGAATTGAGTTAAGTCTTTTGTGTTTATTATATCACTGTAAAAACTAATATAACAACTGCCATCTTTAGCACTATACTGCTTAAATGGGATTTTTGCGTTATTTAGCAATTCTCTCATTCTATTGATTTTTCTTGGCTTCTTAAAGTGCATTTCCACCCTGGCAGTCGAATCTTTAATTTTTCGTATACAACCATCTGCACTCACAGCTATAAGTAACCTAATCTGTGTATCAGTTAGCGGAAGTCCAGATTCAATGGATTCAAATGCTGCTTTAGCACTATAATTATCTGCCTTTACAAGTGTGGTTATCTTATCATATAACTCTTTAGCTGTATAGTGATTAAGAGTGAATCCTCTATTTTTGTACCCACGATATACCAACATATGATGTTCGGCAGATACTACTTGGTCAAGATTTTTGCTATTCTTGAATTGATAAAACTCATTACAGGGTTCTTTGATATATTTGATTGGTTTATCAAAATATACTGTATCATTAAAATAATCATAATTTAATATCTGTTCATCAGAATATTTTGAAATCTTTAACCAACCATTTGGAGTTAGTATTTCCGTATCTTTATCCAAGCATCCAATATCAACGCCAACAATATTGGGAATAACCATTTCCCCAAGGTCTGCCGTAAACCCAATAGTACAACCCTTACCAGCGTGAACATCAGGCATTATTCTTATTTTTGCATCTTTTGTAAACTCCTGAGAACAGAGTAACTCGATTTGCTCTCTTGCAGTTTCTTCCAATGTCTTTGCAAATACCTTAGCAGTTGCGTAATTACCAGATACCTCAAACATTGATTTCACCCCCATACTTTATCAGTTTATTACATCAGTAGGCAGTTGAAAATATATTCAAAATAATCGCCCACCACACATTATAACAAAATTCTCACAAATTTTTATTCTACTGACAGGTGCATTGTTTCTCGATATGTTTCAAATCCTAAACCTAAGTAAAGGCTTTTTGCTATATCATTATCACTAACAACATTCACATCAATTTGAGATACTCCCATTTCGTGTATTTCCTTAATGCACTCTTGCATTAATTCTTTGCCTAAACCTCTGCCCCTGAATTTTGGCTCAACATAAAGGGCATCTATTAGATATGACTTGCCAGTAAAGTGGCTATCTTGGGGTTTAGCATAAACATACCCGACAATCATATTGTTCTCAATACTGCAAAGCAATATTTTATTGCTATCTCGTAAACCCCACCGATAGAACTTGTCTATCAATGCACAAACACCACCAACCTCATCAGATATTAGCTTAGTCAGCATCTCATCACACTTGTCTGCTTCTTCTATACTATAAACTCTCTTAATCAAGCATTGTCACCTACTGTGTAAACTGTCAAATTGTTTTTCGCCCTTGTTACTCCAACATAATATAAAAATTTGTTTTCATCCTTATCCAGTAGAAATTCCTTTGAGCCGACATCAGTTAATATAACCGTGTCATATTCCAATCCCTGTGCTGAATGGATTGTGCCGACATATATGGCATTTTCCTTGCAGTTATGCTGCTTGTAGGTTTCCAGCACAATCTCATATATATCTGAATTTGTACTTTCCTCGTCTAAAACAGACTGATATTCATCTACATCCAAAGGCAATAATTCAAGCATTTTGCAGATTTCCAGATATTTATGTTCATTTGTATTCTCTGTAAACAAAATATGCCTGAAATGATTTACTTTATTTAGTATGCCACCAACAGTATCCCTTGACCTATCATACAAATACTGGATAACTTCATTTGTGTTGGCATTTTTTAGCGAACCAAAATAACTGTCGGATATAAACTTATAATACTCCTTACTGCTTAATTTTGATGCTAAATAGGATATTAAAAATGAGTTTTTCTGCACTGAGCCGACAAAATGCTCAAAATCTTCTAAACGGTTGTTGTTATTGGTTTCATAGGGTATCCCATTAGATTCAAGTAATTCTTGTATTTTTTGAACATCCCAGTTTGTTCTGGTTAAAATTGCTATATCATTACTTTCGGAACACTCTAAATCAGACAGCAAAAATTGTTCAAATTGTTGTCTATTATTTGTTGAAACATTCTCGCATTTACCACCAGCACCTCGTGAACTGACGAGATTTACTCGATAGTTTGCATATTTGTCGCTTGGCTCAACTGTATTAGCCAAATCCAATATTTCTTGATTTGAACGGAAATTTTCTGTAAGTTTAAGCACAGTCCAGTCCTCGTTTCCCACAATATCAGCTGTAATTTGTGGGGAAGCGTTCCTGAATAAATAAATCGACTGCATCATATCCCCAACAAGAAATCTATTTGCACGACTAAATGATTTAACAAATTCCCACTGAGTGTCATCGGTATTTTGAAACTCATCCACAAAAATGTACTTATATTGAAATTTGTATGGCTGGATACTTTCATCATTAGATATGAATAAATTACACACATTTTGACTGAGTTGGTCAAAATTTATTACCCCATCTTTACGAAAAGCATTTGTTAGCCCTTTGTGGAATGTGTCAAAGTCAAACAGTTCTTTATTGGAACATAGTTTACGGTTATTGAGTTTTTTATCCGACAATTTAATGCCCAGTTGCATTTTGAGTTTTGTCTTATACTCTTTTTCCTCAAAATCCTCAAGAATGTGCGGAGTTGCTGTATACCCAAGTTTATTGAGTATCGTGGTATTCGAGCAAAGCAATCTGTAACAAAATTCGTGAAATGTTCCAATAAACGGCAACTCTGCAAGGTCAGAACATCTGAACTTAAATTCCTCTGCCGCACTTCTTGTAAATGTCAAACAAAGGATGTCTCTTGGATTTACAAATCGCTCCTCAATTAAATACCTGAGCCTACCAATACTTGTGTGTGTTTTACCTGTACCAGCACCTGCAAGTAATAGGACATTTTGCTCTGTAGTTGTTATTGCATTGTACTGCTCATCTGTATATCCCATTTGAACTATGCCTCTCTATTTGATACATTTAATCTCATCTTTTCAATGATTTCTGAAATTTCTGCATTTAATAACCATTCGTCATCATCTATTGTTTCAAACATCCTCGGAATTGTATTTGAGATTAGTCGGCTGTCTCGCCTATCTCTAAATTCAGTCCCTACTCTTTCAAGTATATGTGCAATACCTGACGGACTATTACCAAGGTATTCCCCAATAACATTCGTAGAATACCCCAGATTATATAGTTCTGCAATACCACCCCAATACTTAGGTGGTATTTTTCTTTTGATGTCTGTATGCACCTCAAATCCGTGCTTACTGAGTATCCTATATATTGATGGAATGCTTATCTGTGTCTTGCTGGAAATTCTGGACACAGGAATGCCCTTGTGGTAATGTTCAATTACATAATTTACTTTATCCGATATATCCTTGCACTTTGGCATAGTATCACCTCTACACATTATAACAAAATTCTTGCATAATTTTAGACAAATTAAAATGGTTGCACATTTTCGGATGTTTTGTGTGCAACCATTTACACATTTTGGTATTTTATGTGCAATTAATCATACCACCTTAAATTTTGGGATTCTGCTGGACCCCCTCAATTGCAGTTTGAGTTAAAAACCAGACAGGGTACTTTGCGATAACCCCAGTATATCCCTTTTCACCCCTCTGCACCAACTCTACAAGACCGTCATCTTCCAATTCACGCATATAATTTGACAGATAACTAACATATGTATGAGTATTGTTAGATATTTCAGAAAGGCTTATCCCATTTCTGTGGTTGTTCACAAACTGGTCAACTAAGTAGTCAAGCAACTCATACTTATCTTTTATCATCGCACACCTCTTGCAAAATTCTTTTGGATGCTTCTTGGCAGGTTAAATAAACACTATCCCCAATGTCGCTGTCAGCAAAAGTAAAATTGTATATTTCTGTTAGATATATACAACAATTTCCTATGTTGCTTATTGAAATAATCCTATCTATAAGGATTGTATCATCTTTGGTCACGATATACACTATATCGTATACACTCACTTTATTTCTTGCTTGCCTTCTCATAAGAATCAAATACCTCCTTATCCAATTCAGATAAGTCAAACTCAATTATGGATTGTATACTCACGCCATCAAATTCCTCAACACAAGATGCCCGAAAGGATACTTTTCCAAGTGAGTAGATTATTGAAGTAATCTCATATCTCACAACTTTATTATGGACTATCTTGTAGACTAAATCTCCCACCTCAAGTGGTATTTTATAATAATCACAAAACATCATTCAACATCCTCCTCAGGTAAATAGCACCAACTTTGTGGCGGTCTGACTAACCCAAAGTCTTCAAGTGTCTTTGGTTCTTTAAGTAATTCAATGTCAGTTATATACCATACAGACATATCTTTGCCATTACACATATCAATTAATTGCCCGTCAGTCATTCCAACATCATTCATATACTGCTTTCTGCCAGATTCGCTACATCTCATTATTTGATAGTTTTCGCAACGGCACTTGGCAATAATCATTCCATTAAACATTTTACTGTCTGTTTTCAGTTCATTTAAACTGGTATCATAAGGGCACCCATACTGCAACTCATCAGCTGAAATGCTACCATTAGTGTAAAGTATATCTGCGGGAAACCGCATTCCGTGATTTGTGACAAATTTCTTTGACCCACTCACATAAAAGTAGATTGTGTATGGCGGTTCTGTTGCCTTTGCCAACATAGTCTTGACAATAGCCTTCTGCTTACCTTGAGCAAGTTTAAGTATTTGATTTGCTGGAACACCCATCAACAGTGTGTTACTTACTGTCTGTTTTGCCATTATATAGCCTCCTTTTATGCAGTTCTTTTGAGAAATCTTCAAGTAGCATTTGTTCAATCATTGCTGGGTAAGTATGCTCACCAAGTAGTTTATCCAGTTCGAGGGATGCTTTCTTTGAACCTGTCTGAAAAAACTTTTTAGTCCACTTATCAATT